AGACTACGGAGCATCCTCAGCGACAGGAAACTGTGGAGCATCCTCAGCGACAGGATACAAAGGAGCATCCTCAGCGACAGGATACAAAGGAGCATCCTCAGCGACAGGAAACTGTGGAGCATCCTCAGCGACAGGAGACTACGGAGCATCCTCAGCGACAGGAAACTGTGGAGCATCCTCAGCGACAGGAAACTACGGAGCATCCTCAGCGACAGGAAACTACGGAGCATCCTCAGCGACAGGAAACTGTGGAGCATCCTCAGCGACAGGATACAAAGGAGCATCCTCAGCGACAGGATACAAAGGAGCATCCTCAGCGACAGGAGACTACGGAGCATCCTCAGCGGCAGGAAACTGTGGAGCATCCTCAGCGACAGGATACAAAGGAGCATCCTCAGCAGAAAGCCCTAACGCTGTTGCTGTAGCTTGGGGATATAAGGGAAAAGCAAAAGGCGTGAAAGGCTCGTTTCTTGTCCTTGCAGACTGGAAGTGCAATGGAAATGAATTATCAAGCCACTGGAAAGAAGATATGTGGGAACTCAAAGATGCTGTGATGGTTCGTGTTGACGGAGAAACAATCAAAGAAGACATGTGGTACACGATGGTTGATGGTGAAGTTGTTGAGGCGGAGGAATGAAATGAAATACAAAGTTGGAGATAAGGTAAGAGTCAGGAGCGATTTGCAGATTAGTAGACGCTATGGAACTTATATGTTTGCATCCGGAATGGATGACTACAAAGGTAGCGTTGTGACAATTTCGAAAGCACACCAAAATTTATACTTCTACTGCATTGAGGAAGATGGAGGAAGATGGATCTGGGCAGACGAAATGTTTGAAGGATTGGCAGAAGAGTTGACAGCGGAAGAAACAATTAAGATTTTAGGTGAAATTTGTTGTGGAAACGAATTATGTGGTGGATGTCCTATTGGTGAAGCGAAAGGGAAAATGACGTGTCAAAACTTCCAAAGAGATAAAACAGAAGAAGTGCTTGAAATCCTCAAACAGTGGAAGAAAGACCATGAGAAGAAAGAGGTTGAGGTTACACAGAAAATTTATTGCCTCGTAGTGGATGAGGAAAGAAAAGTCGTGCATGAAGAAGAAATTGGAAATAGTGATTCTTGCATGGATGTGCTGAAAAACTACTGTGAAAATCACGATGGGAAATTCTTCTCGCTTATGGAATTTAGATACGAGGTGAAGCAATGATGAACACAGTAGAAAAGATAGATTACATGATTCAGTGTTTGAAAGTCGCAAAAGCTGAATATGATTACATGGCTGATTACGTTACTAATGAACCGACTGAAAGACAAGAGTTGTGGAAGTTCCTTGATACACACAGAAATCCAAACAAAGCATTGATTAAAGACAACTTGAAGAATGCAGCAAGAATGGGATTCCAGCTTGCGAATGAGGTGAAATGATGATTAGAAAATTGATAGAAGAAATTATTGAAAAGTATTATCGGGAAGACGGTGAATACTATTCAAGATACCGTGAAGATGAAGATGGAAATGATTTTGAAATGGACGAAGAAATTAAATCTGCATTGGAAGAAAAAGGAATACAGTTCGAGATTAGATTTGAAGATGGTTTTTCTTCGTGTGCCTACGACAATGATTTTCTGGCTATCGCATGGATAGAAGCGGATGGTACTTTGGAACTTAAAACCGTACTATTAGAAGCTATGTAAATTACAGAAAGGAGTACGGAGCTCCGGCCGGGCAAAGATATATCGGCTCCTTTCGAGAAGATGTATATACAAGAAGATGACTTGAAACTAAATGACTGGCAGTTCGCACAAAGAAAATATCTGCCATATGAAACAAAGCTACGGCTTACAGAAACCCGTATAAGAGAATGGCATTACAACTGGGATGGGCAAGTGTATTTAAGCTATTCTGCTGGACTTGATAGCACAGTGCTACTACATATGATCCGAAAAATATTAGGAAATGATGTCCCAGCTGTCTTTTCTAATACAGGTTTAGAATTTCCAGAAATCGTGAGATTTGCAAGGAAAGCACCGGGTGAATTTGTAGAGATATATCCGAGAGAAAAGGATGGAAAGAGGATTACATTTAAACAGGTCGTTGACCAATACGGATTCCCGCTTGTGTCGAAAGAAACGGCATTGAAAATACATAAGTTGCGACACGGGAACTTATCAGATCGGTATAGAAACTATCTGCTGAACGGGGACGAGCGTGGAAAGTTCGGAGTTTTGGCAAAAAAATGGAAGTTTCTGTTGGACGCAAAATTTGATACATCTGAGAAGTGCTGTCACATTATGAAGAAGAAACCATTTAAAGAATACGAAAAGCGCACCGGCAGAAAACCATATATCGGCACAACACAGGATGAGGGATTCATGCGAGCGCATCTATACGCAAGCACAGGCTGTAATGTGTATGACGGGAAGAAAATTAAATCACAGCCGTTAGGATTTTGGAACAGACAGGATGTATTAAGATACGTGGTCGAAAATGATGTGGAAATATGCTCTGTGTACGGAGATATTAAGCAAGATCAGCAAGGCAACTATTATACGACAGGAGAACAACGAACAGGATGTATGTTCTGTGGATTCGGAGCGCACCTGGAAGAAGAGCCAAACAGATTCCAGAGAATGTCCGTAACACACCCGAAATGTTATGAAATCTGCATGAACCTTGAAAACAACGGGGTGAAGTATAAAGATGCGTTAGAAACATGCGGAATTGGTACAGAAACATGGGAGCAGATGGGACAAATGGATATATTTGATTTTATCGAAGGTAAATAACATCAGACAGCCGATTATCATTCGGTAGTCGGTTGTCGAGCGAGGAAGAAATGAAAGAGCCAAGTGAAAAGAAAGCGATCATCAAAAAGATGATGAAAGCGGGAAAGACATATAAGCAGATTTCGGAAGAGACTGGAATCCATTATGGAACTGTCGGAATATACGGTGGGAAACTTAAGAAAGCTGAGAGGGAAAAGAAATGCTTCAACGGAGACAGGCATTTGTGCAGAACTTGTAAATACCGTGCTTCCGGTGCAAGAAGTGGTTGCGACTATATCATACATACCGGACACGAGCGTGGATGCAATCCGGAAGTGTGTAACAAGTATGAGAAAGGAAAGCGAAAATGAGACTAAAACCAGTAGTAAAGGCAAGTGAGTTTGTAAGATTCGGATTCAAGCCTTGCCGAGGACTTCCGAAAAGCGCAGAGAGTTACTATCTCTGCGTGAAGAACGGACACAGAGTGATGTTTGTGGACAGTAAGCATTTTACGGAATCTGAATGGCCGATCAAAGATGCAAGGATACACAAGAATCCAAACTGTAAATTCAGTGACAAGCGGACAGCAACCGAGATTGAGTGCGAATTGGTTGTGAATGGCTTGCTGGAAGAGGTGAGGGGATGAAAATGTGTTATATATGTGGAAAGGAATCCGTTATACAAGATTTTGTATGGGAAAATGGTAAATGTATATTAGTAGAGAGATGTTGCAACCCATATTGTAAAACATATAATCCATATCTTATGTGGAGATGGAAATAAAAGTATTCATGGAATATTTAGACTATAATTCAATTTGTTATGAATAAAAAAGAAGCGAGGAGAGGTATGAAATGAAAAATAAAGAAAAGTATGCAAAAGATATTGTGGAGCTTGCTTGTGATGGTAATAGAATTGCTGTTGTCAGACAAACAGGGAAATTTAGATCATGTTATGAAACACCGTGTATAGAATGCTTGTTTCATTCTAATACGGAACAATGCAAAGAAAAAGCAAGAGAATGGGCTGAATCCGAGTATGTTGAACGTCCGGTGATTTCTAAGAGAGATAGAGCGTTTTTGGAGTATCTTAACGGTAAAATTAAGTATATCACAAGAGATGGCGCCGGGGAGTTGTACGCATACAGTGCGAAGCCGTGCAAAGAACGCGGAGCTTGGATGCCACAAACGGGCGAATTTTTCAATCTAGATTTTTATTTTAGTGCAGACTTCCCAATGGTCAAATGGGAAGACTCCGAACCGTGGCTTATCAAGGATCTGAAAAAGTTGGAGGTGGTTGACAGTTATGAATAGAGAAATACTTTTCAGAGCGAAACATATTCATGCAACTTCAGGTAATGAGCATCTTAACGGGACATGGGTGCATGGCTATCTTAGTGATAAGGATTATATTTATGATAAAAGCCTTGAGGGTGAATTCCTTGTTGATGAAAATACGATTTGCCGATATGCGAATTTGACTGATTTAAAAGGCGAGGAAATATGGGAAAACGACATTTTGATGTGTCATGGTAATCCGAAAGATCTTGTAAAAGCAGTATTCGGAGAGTTTAACGTCATAGAAGTGGAAAGCGAAGAAGTAATAGACAGTGTAATTGGATGGCATTATGAAGTGATTCCAACGGATGAATTAAGTAAATGCGAGCCGTTCTGTTATTCGATGCCACTTACGGACACGTACATCAAGCTAAATGAGATGGAAGTAATAGGCAACGTATTTGACAATCCTGAACTGTTAGAAGAGGAGAATGTGCATGGAAGATGCGATCAGAATCATTGAAGGATTGGATACATCCAATAGTGAGGAGAATATTAAAGCAAAGAAGATGGCGGTAGCTGCTATGAAGAAACAGATCCCGAAGAGGCCTGTAACATATACATCAACCAATAGAGCAGATTGTCCAGTTTGCGGTGAAACAGTTAGAGGAATAGACAAGCCTTATGGAAAATATTGTAGCGGTTGCGTTCAAAAATTGGATTGGAGTGATGAACAGTGAAAAGAAGTACAGACAGAAGTAGATGCACGGCAGAGATTAAAGAAAATCCGAAAAAGCATTAATTGTGAGAGGAGCGATTATTATGACAAACGGAGATAAAATCCGATCAATGTCCGACATGGAGCTGTCAAGAGAACTTTGCAAGATTTCAGGAGTCTGCTCTGAGTGCATTGTGCAGGATATGTGCTATGAAGGACATTCTTGGTTTGAAAAATGGGTGAAAGAAGAGGTAAAAGAAAATGAATAAAGTATCAAAATCAATGAAGTTCCGTGGAGATATTAAGCACGGAAAGCTTGCGAGTAGTGCACCTAGCGTAAAAGCTGTTAGACGTTTCAGAACCAAACCATATGAAGCAGCTAACCTTGTGAAGAAACAAGGGGAGTATTTAAGCGAGTTGCCACATGAGTGAATAGAACGTATGGGAGTGGATTTGAGCAGGGACATAGTGGTTTAGCCACTCCCTTGAAAGAGGGAATCGCGTATGAAGTTATGTAAATGTGTAAAAAGCGAGATAAATTATTACATAAAAGAATGTAACTTTACCGATGAAGAATTGAGAATTTTTATTATGTTATCAAAAGGAAAAAGCATAATTGAAATTTCGGAAAAGCTTTCTGTTTCAGAATCAACTGTAAACAGACGAGTGAAAAATATAATGTCCAAAGTGATGGAGGTAGTAAAATTGAAAGATAATAGTATTCCTGTATGGGAAAAGGTAATGCTCACAGTGGAAGAAGCTTCGCAGTATAGCAACATTGGTGTTAACAAGATAAGCTCAATGCTGAACGAACCAGGATGCCCGTTCCTTTTTTGCGTTGGAAAAGGTAAAAGATTAGTTAAAAGAAAAGAATTCGAGAAGTATATTGAAAAAACAATTGAGGTCTAACATTGAAATATGAGCCTTTATATAGTAATATGTAGATATATAGTGGCTCTTTTGTAAGTGGAAGGAGCAAAAAAATAATGGGAAAGGATTTAAAAGGAAAAGAATTAGGAGTTGGGATAACTCAAAGAAAAAACGGAACCTATCAAGGAAGATATAAAGATAGGTTTGGCAATTCAAAGACAATATATTCAAAAAAGTTATCTGAATTAAGAAAAGATCTTGCTGTTAAAATTGCAGAAAATGAAACATTTGTAAGTGTAAGAGAAACCGTAAAATTGGATAATTGGTTTAATCAATGGATAAAGATATATAAAGAAAAGAGTGTACGCCCTAATACTCTTAGAGAATACACTCACATATACAATAAGAATATATCACCTTTTATAGGAAATCGCAACATAAATTCTTTGGTTAAATCAGATATTCAAAGAATAATAACATTGGCTCATACAAATGGATATGGGTATGAAAGGCAAAATAAAATCAAAGTCATATTATCAGATATGATGGCTAGAGCTCTTGAAGATAATTTGATTTCAAAAAACCCGGTTTTAGGAGCAAAAGTTATAGATAAGAAAGAATCTAAAGCTAAATCTCTTACTCTTGAAGAACAGAACATTTTCTTTGAATATTGCAAAAATACATTTTATGATAATATGTTTAATGTTGCAGTAAACACCGGAATGAGACCGGGAGAGCTTTTTGCGCTGACAGAATCAGATATCGATTTTGAAAATGGGTTCATCGATGTAAACAAAACGTTAGTGTACCAAAAGTATCTTACAGATACCAGAAAGACTTTTCACCTAGAAGAACCAAAAACAAAGCAGAGTTATAGGAAAGTTCCGATAAACAGCGTTTGTAAAATATATCTTGAAAGACAGATTCAGCAAAAAGCGATAGTATCAAGCAAGAGACCAAAAGAACAGAATGATTTTTTGTTCACTACAAAGTACAATACTCCGATAAATTCAGTGATATATGCAGATGCTATACATGCAGTTATAAGAGAAATAAATTTGTTGCGACCTAACAATGATTTGTTCAAAAATTTTAGTGGACATACATTTAGACATACGTTTGCCACTCGATGTTTTGAACACGAAATCGATCCTAAAGTTGTTCAATCATATTTAGGTCATGCAAGTGTTAAAATGACTCTTGATTTATATACTCATGTTACGAAAGAAAAATCTTTTAATGATATTGAAAAACTGGTAGATAATACGCCAAATAATATCGTGGATTTTAAACAAAAAATTTCATAACTGTGTAAATGGTGTGTAAGTTACACACTTGCCAACATAAAAAAGCCTTAAAATAAAGGATTTTTGGAGCATTTTGTACTAAACTTTGTAAACTTATTACGTATATCAGGTGACACCGTACGATTTATACGGAACACCGTTCTAACACTGAGTTTATAAGGGTTTCAAGCAATTTGGCATACGCACTGAATTTAATAAAATCACACGTATTTACACGAATTTACACAGCAAAAGTGTGTAAAAAGTGTGTACGGTACACAGCGAGAGTGTGTACGCAAAATAGTAAATAAAATAGAGCCACTATATGACATAAATATGAGAAGAAAGTGAAAACTTGCTTCTCTTTTTTTATGCGAAAATTTAACCATAAGGAGGCGGTCAAATGTTTTCAGATGCGATACTTGTTCAGATATTCAGTGATGATCGTCTCAATGGCATCCCACTTGAATATCAGTCAACGGTTGTTCATGTTGTAGAAGATGTGATTGACAGAAGATTTTACACTGATAAACCGTTTGCTTCAAGAGAAGAGATACTTGAGGATGTGTGTGAAAGATAGGAGGTCTATCATGTACGAGAATCCATATTTCGGAAATCCGTACTTGCAGCAGAATCAGCAGAGGTACGGAAATCCATATCAGCAACCAGTTCAACAGATGCAAGCTCAACAGCCTGCTTACAATCAGATGCAACAGGTCCCTCAACAAATTCAGCAACCGCAACTGATTGGTCACATTGTTGACAGTCAAGAGACGATACAGGCAAGTGACGTTCCAATGAACGCTCCTTATGCGCTGTTTCCTAAAAATGATTTGTCAGAAATCTATTTGAAGTCATGGACTGCCAATGGAACTATTCAGACAATCGTCTTCAAGCCTGTTCAAAATCAGCAGACAGACAATTTACCGTCTACTCAATCAGAAATGAAAATAGGGCTATCTGACGATGCGACAGAAGCGTTTATGAAGAGATTTGACGAACTTGGACGTAAGCTTGATGAACTGGAAAACTCTATGAGCAACAACAAACCGAAAACACGGTCTACAGTCAAAAAGGATGGTGACGGAGAATGAACCCAATTAACCTTATTCAAATGATGAAAGGTGGAAATCCCCAACAGATTGTCATGCAGATGATGAACAATCCGCAGATTGCAAATAACCCTATGGCTAAAAACATGATTGAAATGGCTAAGAATGGCAATTTACAAGGAATTGAAGAGATGGGAAGAAATATCGCAAAAGAAAAAGGAATTGACTTTGACAAAGCATTTTCTGATTTTAAAAGCCAATTCAATCCGAAATAACGGTACTAAATTCTTGCAAGATTTAAGTATATAAAAAGTTTTACAGGAGGTAAAAACTATGTTTAACTCAACAAATGCACCTTTTACAATGCCAGTAACTCCTTATGATGGAGCAAGAAACGATGGCTTCGGAGATGGTAATGGCTGGTGGATTATCCTGTTTGTCCTCTTCTTCGCTTTTGGAGGTTGGGGAAATGGCGGATGGGGTGGTAACGGATCCAATTCAAGTTACTACACAGATTCCGCATTACAGAGAGGATTCGACACACAGAACATCGTTGGAAAACTTGATGGAATCAACAATGGAATTTGTTCACTTGGCTACGATCAGTTAGCGCAGATCAATGGAATTAACCAGAATGTATCAAATGGATTCCACGGAGTTGACAACGCAATCTGCAATCTGGGATACCAGACACAGCAGGGATTCAACACGACAAATGTTGCTCTGATGCAGGGGCAGAATGCATTACAAGCACAGCTTGCCGATTGTTGCTGCCAGAACAGGGAAGCTATTTCTCAGGTAAGATTTGACATGGCACAGGACACATGCGCTTTGCAGAACACAATGAACACGAACACTCGTGATATCATTGAGAGTCAGAACGCTGGAACAAGAGCAATCCTTGATTACCTCTGCCAGGATAAGATCGCTACATTACAGGCTGAGAACAACGGTCTGAGACTTGCAGCTTCACAGGATAGACAGAATGCTCTTCTGACTACTGCAATGACAGCTCAGACAAATCAGATTATCAATGCTGTGAACCCGACACCAATTCCGGCATATCAGGTACCTAACCCGAATATGTATTACGGATGCGGTAATGGATGTGGTTGTTAATGACCAACAATCAAAACGGAAACTACTCTTTTCTTGATATGTTGAACGTCTTTTCCGTTATCTTGCAGATGATTGGATACGACAAAGATCAGAAGCAAACGTCTAATGATGACTTGCTAAGAGCCTTGCAGAGACAGGACAGGGAGTATCTCGAGAAGATAATTTCCAATCAAAATCAAATCTTGGAGATTCTTTCCAAGACGAATGAGTAACTTAACTTAAATGTTATGTCTGCTATAAGCAGTATTACGAATACAAGGGGCAGACTTTAAACGGTTTGTCCCTTAAATTATGGAGGTAAAATACTATGGCTGAATATGTAGCTGTTTCTGCTCAAGAAGTAGCAGTGAACGGAAATGTTATCTTTACAAACACGGCAGTTCAAGGAAATAACTGCATCAAACATCGTGAGGGTTCTGGAATCGTGACTCTGAGAGGAATCACAAATCAGTGCAGAGCACGCTATTTTGTTGATTTTTCAGCAAATATCGCAGTACCGACCGGAGGTACAGCCGGAGCAATCTCACTGGCAATTGCAATCAGCGGAGAGCCTGTTCTGTCTTCTCAGATGATTAGCACTCCGGCAGCAGTTGACCAGTACAACAATGTATCTGCTGGTATCTATATTGACGTACCGGCCGGATGTTGTGTGAATATTGCTGTTGAGAATACAAGTACACAGGCAATCAACGTTGCAAACGCAAACCTTGTTGTTACAAGAGAAGCTTAGGAGGTGAACGAGTATGCATATCGAACATATACGTGAATTGATTGAAAAACTTTCTGAGTGCGCTTGTTCTGAACTTTCTAGCGGTATTGAAAACGTTAATACTTGTGAGATGGGACAGGTCATCGATATGATTAAAGACCTTGCAGATGCTGAATATCATGCAAGAATCTCAAAAGCTATGGAAGAAGCTGAGGAAGATGAAAAAGAGGAAGAGAAGTATCTTCTGAAAATGTTCAAAGACCAGTACGGTGAAGAGGATGCCCGGAGATATTATGACGAATACCGTTATAAATCCGGCAGATTCGCTCCAAAAGGTCACGGAATGAGAAGAGGATACAATGAGCCGCCTTATTGGCATATGACTCCTGAGATGTATCGTGATTGGAACACTGATCGTGACATGGACAGAGACAAGCACGGAAGGATGTATTACACAGAGCCTAAATCATCCAGTCGCTATGATATGGCTCGCCGTGGCTATACAGACGCAAGGGATACACACAAGGACAAGGACACGAAGATGCATGAGCTTGAGTCCTATATGACAGAACTTGGAAAAGACGTGACTGATCTGATTTCTGACATGACTCCGGAAGAGAGAACTCTTGCAAAATCAAAGCTTGCGACTCTCATCAATAAGATGTAATTTACGGGAGGGCGAAAGCCTTCCCTTTTTAAGTAGGTGATTCGATGAATTTCTATATCAATGATGAATTATGGCATGTACAATATGAAAATCCATCCAGCGAGCTACTGAGACGGTCAGACGGTGTTTACACGCTTGGTGTTACTGACAGAATGAACAATACAATCTATCTGTCTAACTGTCTCTCAGATACCATGTTTGACCGCGTTCTTTCCCATGAGCTGACTCACGCTGTTTGTATGACCTACGGGATTTCTCTTCCTATAGAAACAGAGGAACGCCTTTGCAATTTCATTTCTGACCATGCGAGAGAAATTATTTTATTGACTGATTTGATTGAAAATATTTTGTTTGCTCGTGTTGTTTATTAATTCCATTTGTGTTATAATAATATCAGCGACGAGAAATATGTGAAGAACGAATGGGTTTCAGATCAACAAGGGTCAGGAATCGTCAGCCTGAGTATACTGAGAAAAAGGATAGTACAAAATACTGTCTTTACTCTCAGCGTACTCAGGCTTTTTTATTTCTCTCATATACTCCAGTGATGGTGCTGGATACGAAAAACGGAATACCGACCAGTGATGCGGCTGGTTACGAATTGAAAGGTGCAGAGTCTATTGATTTAGGCTCTGCTATTTCTGACAAAAAAATAAGAGTTGCCACCTACCAAAGAAACAACTCTTAAAACAACCAATCTAAAAGGATGCTTACTAAATTATAATAGCACATCCTTTTGGAAAAACCAACGTTTTTATGAAAAGGAGAAGAAAAAATGAATGAATTAAGCGTATTTAAAAATGAGGAATTCGGAGAAATCAGAACTGTAATTATTGAAAATGAACCAATGTTCTGTTTATCAGATGTATGTAAAGCATTGGGTCTTACTCAGCCATCAAAGGTAAAAGAAAGACTAAATGAAAAGGGTGTGAGTAGTATTCCTACCCTTACAGCTGGTGGAGAACAGAAACTTCTCTATATTAATGAGTCCAATCTCTATAAGACGATTTTCCAAAGCAGAAAAGAATCAGCCGAGAGATTTACAGGCTGGGTAACATCCGAAGTCCTCCCATGCATCCGAAAGAACGGAATCTACGCAACAGATAACGTTATTGATAATATCTTGAATAACCCGGACTTCGGTATTGAGCTTCTGACCAAACTGAAAGAAGAAAGAGCAGCAAGGATTGAAGCTGAAAAGACAAATGCTATCCTTATGCATGTCAACAAAACATATACCATGACAGAAATAGCGAAAGAGATCGGTCTAAAAAGTGCAAATGAACTTAATAAGATTCTGGCTGAAAAGAAGATTCAGTATAAGTCAAATGGAACATGGGTTATGTACTCCGACTATATCGATCTCGGATATGAATCAATAAAACAGGAAGCTCTTGATAACGGTCATGTAATTTATCACAGAAGAATCACCCAGCTTGGTAGAAAATTCATTTTACGTTTGTTTGATATGGCTGCATAATCCACACTATAAGTATAATATTTTGTTAACGGAAATTGCACGGTTGATCCGTGCTTTTTTCGTGCAATCTATTGAGTTTTTTCGTGGAAATGGTAAGATAGAAGAGTAACAAATTGTTGTTTTATCACGGAGGAAAAGAAAATGGGATTGAAAGAATTTTTAGGCAAAAAAAAGGTTGAGAAGCATAACAAGGAGATGGCTAAGAAGTACGGAAGTGAGACTCCGTTTCTTGGTGGGATGGAAATGAGATATAGAAAGAGCAGAGTTGTGCCGGATAATGGGGATTATGGTATTGCTGGCATTGATGGTGAAGAGGAAGAAAAATAATGTACTGTAATAAATGCGGAGCTTTCAATGATAATGCGAATAAGTTTTGCGTTAATTGTGGAGAATTGTTATTAACTCTTGATAACCCAATAAAAGAAAATAAGCAAGAAAAAATTTTTGCATTATTTAGAAAAAGAAGTGCTGTTTGGTGGTTCCTTATAGGATGGTGGCTATTATTATATTTTGTAATATTTGTTGCATGGTGGTATTATCCATTCCATTCCTGGAACGAATATTATAAAAAACAAAATGCTAAAAATAAAAGAATCAGAATAGCACAAGCTAATATTGATTTAATGGACGGTCATGAATTTGAGTATTTTTGCGGACATTTATTAGTACAAATGGGATATTATAATGTAGAAGTTACAAAAGGTAGTGGAGATCAGGGAGTTGATGTAATCGCTTATAAAGATAGATGTAAATATGCTTTTCAGTGCAAAAGATTCTCTGGAAATGTTGGAAATAGGGCTGTTCAAGAAGTTATTGCTGGTAAGCAATTTTACAACTGCGATTACGGAGTTGTCATAACAAATCGATATTTTACAAATTCGGCTATAGAACTTGCTAGTAAGACAGGTATAATCTTATTTGACAGGGATGATATATTCAAAATTATTAAAGAAATAAGTTTAATAGAAGAAAATACTTTGTAGGGTGGTGATAGCATTGATTTGGGTAATATTATTCATTTCCGCTATAAATGGTTGCTTTTGGGAAACTCTTACAGATATTTATAAAATTACAATCGTAATTTACATCTGTTACTTTATTTTAAAAAAAATCTTCGCGGTTTTTAGAGTAAAAAAGATGAAAGATTTTGATTCTATTAGCTATAATGAATTTAAAAAATTTTGTTCAGATGTATTTTTGACAGGAGGGTTCCGCAATTTTAACATGAAATCGATAGACAATACAGACCTAAGTATTGTTTCTAGAGGTTACTCATATGTTGCAAACTGTAAGCAGATTCCAGCGAATAAGCTTATAAGCAAAGAAGATATTCGCAATGTTTATTCAAAAAAGATTCGTTGCAAAGCTGATTATGCCGGAATAATAACAAATGGATACTTTTCAGAGGAAGCTGTAAAATATGCTAACATTCTTGGAGTGTTAGTTTGGGATAGGAATTATCTATTAAAAAGAACAAAGTAAATTTAATGGGGGAGCAGATGCTTCCCTATTATTTTGAAATTAATACTTGACATTTGTACGGACATAAGTTATTATTTATGTACGGACATAAAAGGTGGTGAGAAATATGAGTCCTAGAACTGGAAGACCAACTGATGATCCAAAAACAAAAAGAATGGAAATAAGAATTTCTCTTCTTGACAGCATAAAGCTTGAATATTGTTGTGAAACTCTCAATCTTTCAAAATCGGAAGTGATAAGAGAGGGCATAAACAATGTTTACCAAAAAGCCTTAGAATCATCAAAAAAATAGAACATTGCCCGACTACCAATCAATGCAATGTTCCATACCAAGTTAGAAGTTTCCTTCTGCAAATATTATAATGCAGACGGGGACTTCTTTCAAGAACAATTTTTTTAATTGAAAGGAGTTTTTATTATGCAGGAAATTAACTTAGAAGTGAATATCATGAAGCCAGAGGACAACAGAGCAATTCTCCATTACATTGCGGACAATCTTGTCTGCTATACCAGTCTTGCCAACCTTGCAGAATATTGTAAAATGTACGCAGCAAAGTATGATTTTATAATGATGCATAAGGGGGAAAAATAAATGAAAGACGTTGATAGATGCGAAGAAAATAGTTTTTACAGACGAAGAATTGCACAGATGGTGAATAAAATGGATAACTCAAAATTCTTGAGAGCCATTTATATTTTCACAAAAGGATTAATGGAATAGGAAGATCAAGGCAGCAGCGCAATTTGATATGGAGGACAAGAAGATGGCAAAAGAAAATTTAGCAGTAAGTGAAATAGAATTACCGATCAGAGAATACAAAGGACAGAGAGTAGTTACTTTCAAGGACATTGATGAAGTTCACCAGAGAAAGTCTGGAACAGCTAGAAATAACTTCTATAAGAACAAATCTCACTTCTTGGAAAATGAAGATTATTTCGTTATCACAAGAGAAGATTTCAATGTGGCTAATAACCACATTGGAGAAATCCCACCAAAGGGAGTTACTTATTTGACTGAAAGTGGTTATCTGATGATTGTTAAGACATTCAAAGACGAATTGTCATGGAATGTTCAGAGAAGACTTGTGAATACTTATTTTAGAGCTGGAGAAGTGGCAGAAATTCCGCAGAGACCGAAGGTATCTAGCATCCCGGCACCTAAACCAGTGACGTTCTACAGAAAAAACAGATATAAAATAGCAGCTATTTGTAGCAGCTACGGTGTCGAAGAAAAATTTTTGTTTGAGCTTATATTTCCTTACATTGAAGAAAAATTCGACCTTGAGGAAGCAGAAATCAGATATATCATGGGGACAGGAAAGAGACTTGAAAGCAAATTAGATTTATTTGACTTCTTCCCTGACATGGCTGAACGTGCAAAAACCGTGATTGACGGTCTTTACGAATTAAAGGTAGAAAATAGAGAGGATAAAAAGAATGGTAGTAAAGAATTTTAAAGTAAAAGTCAGCGATATGAGAAGCACGATAAATAATATTGAAGAGAAAACACGCCCGATCAGCGACAGTGTGGTTACAGATTACTTTGCGGAAGACCTGCTGCCATTGGTTACGATTGCTGACAAAGTGGAGATGGGGAAGACAAAAGCACTGATCTATGCTTTCAAGCTCGGTTTTAGAGCCGGGAAGATGGATTTGAAAGAGGAATTGCTTGATAATTTCTGCAAATAATCAAAGAGGGGAGATCATTTCTCCCCTTGCTTTTTCCTTATAAACCGCTTGATTTCAAGAATCATCTGCTCTCTGCCCTCATATCTGTGGATATCATCAACATCCCTGGAAGTGATCGCGGAGCCGATATCGCGAGTATTTTCCTTGAGACGTTTGTCCAGGTACTCTAAAATGTCCTCGTACATGCCAATACTCCTTTTCTTTTTATCATAACATTTTTTCGGAACTGAGTAAAGTTCGCGGTTTTAGGGAAGAAATTTGAAATTTTTGAGAAAAAATTGGTTGCAAAATTCTAAATACAATTATCTAAATACAGTTATATAAATACAATGATATAATTGCAATTATATAAATACCATTATATAACATACATTATATAAATACAATTATAAGTAAATTCCTTGAAAACCTTTAAAATAAAGGGATTCCGTGATATAATGTACATTATAAAGCAATCTAAATACCATTATATAATTGATGTTATATAAATACTATTATATAATTACCGTTATATAATTGCCATTATAACAAAGGAGTGATTCAAAATGAAAACGTCTAACTCGCAGAAGAAAGCAGTCAGAGCCTACGAAGAAAGCAAAGACATTATCAGAGGAATTTTCCCCAAAGGAACGAAAGACCGTATAATCAGTGCTGGATACACATATAACGGTTTTTTGAATGAAGCTGTAGAACGGTTCTTTCACGACCTTGAAACGCCAACAGCCCCGATTTTAGAGCCTACAGAGAGCGTTTCGCAGATCGAAAAAGAGACGAAAGAGGTCGACCAGATGGCAGCAGTTGAAGTGATGCCGTGGGAAGAGGGCTACACGGAGCCAAAACCTGATCCAGTATATGAACAGGAAATGAAAGAAGTAAATGACGTCAAGGCGAAATACTATGTCAGAAAGTATGGGGAATCAATCTTGACTGATTCAGTAATTCAAGGAGAAATTCTTCTCACTTGTGGCGGGGAAGTGCTGGCAAAAGTAAAAGAGTACGTTGACCACCCGGAACTGCTGGAAGAACCGGAACAAGAACAGCCGAAGCAAGAGGATGACAAGATTACTCTTGAAAACTGGCAGAAACAGATAGACGAAAACAGAGCTGAGGAAATCAAGAAGCTTGAAGAGGAAGAAGAACAGCGGAAGAAAAGACGCGAAGAATGGCAGACATCGACAAAGAATGACATCTTTAACCACGTCAAAAGAATTCGAAACGGTTCAGAAATGACCGAGGAAGAGAAGAAGAAAGAAGCAGAACGGGAAGAATGGAAGAAACGGAACAACAAGGAATTCGGCATTTGATTCTGTGACTTCGCAGAATGCACCTAGAATTGATTTGAATTAGTTTAGCCTATACTTTATTGATTGATAGTAGAAAATGGATTTAAAAAGTGGAATAGGAGGCTTATTATAAATGGATTTAAAAACTCGAGAAGATGAAAAAAAATACATTGGTGCTTTAAATAAACTAATTATTAAAAATAATAACAGGCCTTGTATGGAATGGCAATGCAAAGAATCATTAGTCAAAAGGTGCGATAAAGAGTGGTGCTGCTACTATGGTTGTTATTGCTGTATCAATTTAGACAGATGTATTTCAAAAATATTAGGAGAGGGAAAAGAATAATTCTGATTAAATATCTTGTTTGTTGGAAAGAAAAAAGAGCCGGGATTTCTCCCGGTTCTCTTTACATTCCAAACAATCTATCAAAGAAGCCTTTCTTTTTCGGTGGGCGCTGCTGCATCCAATGATTAATTAATCGCCATGTTTCGCCCTTGTCATACATCGGAACAACTATTTTTTTGACTCCGACATCAGGATTCATATAATATGCCTGTCCATAGCGCGGTAAATCCTCGCAACCGTTAAAGCCTAATATATTTCTGCTGTCCTGCGCTGACCTCGTACGCAGTCCAACACGGGCGTCAAAGTTGACCTTGATTTCTGTTGGGATGACCTTAGCAAGTGGACACTGAGTCGCACAGATCAGATGAACACCGGCGGCACGTCCTACTTGTGCGATACGTTGGATCAGTGGCATGACTTGTTTTTTGTTCGTGGTCATTAAGTCCGCTAATTCGTCAATAATAGCATATAACTGCGTTCCATGGTATTTTTTCTCGTGTGCTCTCTGCATCTGTGTATATCTCATTTCAATGGTATTCATAGCCATTTGCAATCCTCTGACCATCTCAGCCGGTTCGGATGCGTAGAACGCCGTGTGAGGCAGATATCTATAGTCTACGAGTTCCACCCTCTTCGGGTCGATCAATATTAACTGTACTTGCGACGGTGCTTTGAATAGTGCCGTTGTGATAATCCCATTGATTACCACGGATTTTCCTGATCCAGTAGCTCCAGCCACTAACAAATGTGGCTGCGCCATCATGTTTTCATAATCGATAAAACTCTTTCCCTCTGGTGTGATCCAATTTCTCTGTGCATTCATTGTGCTTTTTCTCCTTTTCTCTTTCCTGTTATTTGTATTCGTGAAACTCTCCACTCTATGCAATAGATCAATATCTTTCGGCTCAGTTCCTAGCTCTGCAATTCTTCGACACGTTCACAGAGTGCAATCAATGCATCTTTGAGCGTTGCGCCTTCTTTCAGCTGTTCAAGTTCTGCGGCAAGCTCTGCGACTGTCTCCGGGCGTTCTTCTTCGTTGTCGTATCCGTCAGACAATGAGTTAAAAATTAATTCTGCGATATCTCTATTTTTCGTTTGAGCTATCTCCCTTCCTGGCATCATAAAAGCCGGATTTGTTCCGGCTGGTGCCTATTGGTAACTGTGCGCTTCTCCACCCCATGCAATGCTGCAAGGGATAGAAGGCGCTGCGGTTCTTATCATGTATACACGGGTAGCGGCTGAGCTGATCGCCGCAACCATTAAAACTAAAATAATAAAGTCAAGTGCTTTTCTCATTGTGTCAAGTCCTTTCTAGTTTAATGCCTTGTCGATCGCTTCTGCTAAATGTGGGAACGCTTCTTGCACTTCCTGCATTGTGTCCGCTGTAAATTCTCCGATTGTTTTCCCGTCCTTGTAAACATTGCCATGATAAACGCAATCTAAACCGCTAAAGCTCCAATCTATTCCGGTTATTTCTTTTGGGTTGTTCTTGTACCACATATCAATACTAATCATGCTATTTTCCTCCTGATCTGCTCAAGACTTCCGGGGTTGCTCCCCGGTTGGTCTGTCTATTTGCGTGCGCCTTTCTCAAGTTCTCTGTAAAGAAGGTTGCAAGCTAATTTCTCGGCTTTGTCCTCTGTGTATCTTGCCTTTTCTTCCTCTGTCTCTTCAAGGATATTTTCAAGAAAGTCGGTCGCTGATCTAAGAAAAATATCATCAGCAACCGGGAACGCTGTTGGAAGTCCCTGCATCCAGTCCATGAACATTTCGCTTTTGCTTGCTCTGCCTGCGATGTAATAACAGTCGTGTTCTAACTTTTCAACTCTGAACGCCTCCAGGATGTCCGCGCAGATCTCGTTAAAATCTGTCTTTGCTTCTCTGCCTTCGAATGTGTAATATTCGTTTGCAGCCTCGTAGCTGTCCATAATCTCTTTTCTGATGTTCTCCATTGCTTTTCTGCTGTTTGTTCTTAACATTGCTTTTTTCCTTTGCTCCTGTTATAATAGAGCTACCTTTCTTTTGATTGGTGCCGATCGGTGTGAGTTGCTAGCTGTTCCGATCGGCTTTTTTGTTTTGTTGTTTGCTATGGTTATAATATACACTAATTTTGGTATAATGTCAATACTGAAATACACAAATTTTAGACTATTTTAAAATTGACATTTTCCGCGTCCGATGTTACATTATATATATGAAAGCAAAGGAGGAATGCAAACATGATTAATTATAAGATAGACGTATTCAAAGCGCTGAAAGACAGGGGATATAATCAAACAAAGATACAGAGAGAAAACCTTTTACCACGTCAGACAATGCAGAATATAAGAGCCGGTAAAAGTATTACATTGGAAACGCTTAATAAAATATGTATCATGCTTAAGATGCAGCCAGGGGATATTATAGAAGTGATCCCGACAGACGAGGAAAAAATAAAATATTATTAACAAAACTGTTGACAGTATACTAATATTAGAATATAATAATACTCGTAAGGAACAGAAAACAAAGCTAATAGGAGGAAGTAAAATGATTAATGTGAATGCGTGGACATCGTACAGCGAAAAGATCGGTGATGAATATTATTTTGTCATCGAAGACGGTTACAAAAATTACAGAGTTGAGATCACGAAAGGAAATAAAATAGATTCCAGGGTCTGCACTTATGGAAGCCTTGAAGATGTTGAAAAAATGCTGGAAGAAGCAAGAGAAAAAGCAGGAGTAAAAGTTCCAGATGTTCGAGAAAGTTGGAAGTTAGAAAATGATATATACGGAATCTAAAAGAGAAAAAGCGTAGCCAAAAAGCTACGCTGTTCTCCCGTTTGCATACGTTCCCATATGTTTTTCAACTCAACGTTCAACCATAGATTTGAACGACTCACACTGAAATCGTGGAACAGTGAGAACCAGTAGTACACTACCGATACAGATATATTAACTCAAAAGCACTTAAAAATCAATAGATCAAAAGAAAATAAAACAGATTAGACAGCTCTTCCGTAGCTGTTGATGTGTCCATTACAAGTCACCAGTGAGAACTGGAGAAAGGAGAAACCAATGGAAAGACTGAAAAATGTATATAGAATATCGGCAGATCTCGAAGACGGAACAACAATAATTGAGCATGTATTTTCACACACTTGCGACAATGCATTGAAAAAATTCAAGGTTGCAAACAGTAGAAATAAGCTCCCCGAAATCATCAAAGTAAACTCTGTAGAACTGCTTTTGAAAGATGTGATTTATTAAATTTATTTTAGCTAATAGAGCAAGAAATGGTCATTCATGCTCTATTTTTTTTGAAATAGTTGTTAGTTCAAACTAATAGGGCAAGTAGGGTTACAAAACTGTTAACAAATTGTTACGATAAATATTTAACAAATACCGATTAAGCCAGCAAACACAAGGGCAAACAGTGATTTATCAAATGTTACGCTGTGTAAATTATTATGCTATTTGTATACAGATTGGATACAGAATGGATACAGCCCTAATAATCGACTTACTAAATAATTTATAATATTATATATATTACTTTTCAAAACTATATCCTTCACTACGTTCAGTCTATAGTTTTAAAAAGGTCGGGTTTTGAGAAAACACCGACTGTGTACCTCCCCAAAATCGATGTAAAAACAAATCGATCAGACAAGAAACGAACAACGGCAGGGAGAGACAACCACAGCCAACAGAACAGGGCATTGTCTGTCCTGATTATCAAAACACGGACACGAAGCGCACAGCCGAGCACGCACATACACGGACGCACACGCCTTGATAAAAATTTAAAATTAATTTACTCGAAACTATTGCAAACAGGTTTTCGCTGTGTTATAATAGCATCAGCGACAAGAAATCCGTGAAAGCCGAATGGGAGCTGGATCGAAAAGAGCTAGGAATCGTCAGCCTAGGCATATCGAGAAAATAACAGACAATGAGCTGTTCAATATCTCGGTGTGTCTAGGCTTTTTTGTTTATAGATTATTTTGAAAATGCGGAGGTGAAAAACAATGGCTAAGAGAAGAGCAGCACAGAAAACAGAGAGAGTAGAAGTTGAGACAGTGAACAGTGTTGAAAGTGTTGAAGTTGATCCAGTCAACCTCAGAGCCTTAGTCGATGACGTGATCACTGATTACTGCATGAGAGATGATCTTGACGAATCAGACATTCCACCACAGATCTGGAACGACATTATCGAGGAGATCAGAATAACACTGTTTGAAAAGAATGGTAATCTGCTCTGGATCAATGGCAGCATTGGCGGGACCTATGACGATGAGAAAGTCATGAATGCCTATGAGATTTACAAGAGAATCTGCAATAGACACTGTCAAGTTGTAAATATTAAAGGCTTCTCTGATATGTCTGGGATAGATAAACAAACACTGTATAACTGGGATAGAGACAGTAGATATAACAGTAAATATAATCCTAGTAATAGTGGTGGTAATAGTAATAGACTAAGTAAAAAATATTTCGATTTGCGCAAGAAAATCATGGACGACAACGAACAATCTCTTGAGTCAATGTTACAAGATAAACGTATCAATCCTATGAAGGTGCTGCCGTCACTGAACAGGCACCATATGTGGAACCTTCCAGGGGTTAGCCGTGAGAAAGTGGAGGCAAGACCACTGACCGCTGACCAATTGCCACAGCTTGGGCAGGATTTACCGCCACAGATCGAGGAAAACGATTGATATTTTTTAAGATTTGAGAACGGGAAATTCGATGGTTAAAATAAATCATTGACTTTGTAGTGATTTTAAACAGGATTTTATGAAAAATGGTCAACTCTATAGAATAAATATGTATTTCTCGTATAGATTCGTATGTTCGGAACAAATGTTCGACACGCTGACCAATGGGGGACCCCCTTAAATCAACATCGAAAAATCGGCTTGCTAAGTCGTTCTGAAATTTCCAAAAACAAAAAGGGGTTATCGTATGAACGAAGACAGGAAAAAGAAATATGCAAATGGTGGATTTCCTCCTACTGGAAATCTTTATATCCAACAGGATTCAGATTTAATCGTTGATGATCTGGTCAAAACGCTAAAACAAAAAATGAGAAAAATAGATAACTTATTGGACGCATATTCGGGTTTCTATGGAACGTTTGGAACATTTAATGTAAACACTTTGCCATGTTACACGATTGGTTCAAATAACTATCGAAAATACCACGGGATGCCAATGAGGAGAAAAAGATGGATGAAACAGTAAACGTTCTTGGAACGGAATATAAAATTGAAATTCATAAGCGGTCTGAAGATGAGTTTATGAAAAAAATGAATGCTGATGGATATTGCTCGGAAGATGGGAAATTTATCGTAATTGCAGACACTTATGACAGAGATTCGTTCCCAGACATGAATACTGAGGAATCTGAAAATTATAAGAAACGCTTGCTAAGACATGAGATTGTTCATGCGTTTTTAAGTGAATCTGGGTTGAGCATTAATGCAGGTGTACCATCAATTGCATGGAGCAAAAATGAAGAGATGGTTGATTGGTTGGCTATTCAGTTTCCCAAAATGTATGCAGCTTTCAAAAGTGTGAATGCAACTTGATTCCAAGAGTATTGGGGAATGAGAAAGCAAAAAGGAGGCAATGATTGTGCTGAAAATCATTCAACGCCTGTTCTGTCGACACGATCATACAGTGCATGACCATTCAGACCTTGTTCGACAGGAAGACGGAAGTTTCAAGACAAAACATTATTGGCGTTGTAAGAGCTGTGGAAAGGTGATATCAGGAAAATGATTACGAAGAAAGATTTAAAAGGATTGAGTAAACAGGAACTGAAAGAGATGCTGTGTTTGGCAAGTCAGTGGTGCGAGGAGTGCGGACTTGTTCTTGAGTTCAAAGACAGTTCGATGGAATTTGCCGGACAGGAAATCGATGCATATGCATTCGGAGAAGATATCGAATCTCTTGAGGATGAATCACTTCCGTTCTCGTTTGACCCATATGAGGATTGCGACAGATCAGACCTCATTCGTGAAATCGAGATTGCAGAAGAGAAGCACAGATATCTCGAATTAGACAATGAGGACTTGAAGACAGCAATTAGAGTTCTGATTGATTTGTACGCTGCAGAAAGAATCTTCCGGGGCGATTCGTATGAATGATATCGGATTCAAGGAGCAGATTCTTCAGACATCATGTGAAGTTGTCAAAAGTGAGCTGATGAAACACGAAGAATTCTATGATGCGTTTGTCTCATCTGTTGAATCGGCACTGAATGAGGTACCGGATGTTGGCGAAAATACACTTGCTATCGCTGAGAGAATCACAAAACGTATTTCCGGGGAGGAATGACATGAGAATTGCCGGGAAAGAAATCAAAGATGAATGTGTCCACTGCGGAGAGATTCTTGAATGCGAACTTTTCAAACAGGGACACGGAATCAGACAAGAAAGAACGAATGTTGTGTAGATGATTAAATGCCAGATGAAGCACAGAGAAAGGAGAAACGAACAATGACATTTAAAGAAGCATTTGAAGCAATGAAACATGGGGCAAAGGTGAAACTTCCATCATGGGCGGGATATTGGTTTTGGTGTATTCCAACACAGTCAATCTTGATGCACACGAAAGATGGTAATGACATTGATGTTCGTAGAACCGAGTATGTGGATTATACATTTACCAATATTTGTTCAGATGAATGGATTTTTGCGGATGACACGAACTGTACGGCACTTGGTGGCATGAATACATTTTCATTTCACGAAGCTATGAAGCAGGTGAAGAACAAGAAACGTGTAAGACGATTGACGTTTAAGCCAGATATGTTCTTACAACTTGCACAAGCCACTTTCAGAGCTTGCCTTGATGGTGAAAGGGAAGACAAATTTAATAGCGAGGAATACTCAATCATAAAAGCATGTGAATCTAAAAATTATCCTTATCACACAAAATGTGAGCAGTATGTGCCGACACAAGCAGATATGCTTGCAGAAGATTGGGTGTTTGCAGAGTAGGAGGATTAATCATGAAGAAATTAAGATGGATTTTGGCAATTGCATTTCTCATTGCCGGAGTTGCCGGAGGACTTTATTTCGGAGGTTATGATCTTTTGTTTAAACCAATTTTTACAGCTTGCATAGCTTGGGATGCAGGACAACTAACAGCAGCGATTATTTGGACAACAATCGTAAAAGTATTTCTCTCAGTGATTGTTATGGCGGTAATCATTTTTGCAGGATTTCTGGGATTCGGAATTACAATGCCGAAAGAATACACTGATTAAGACATTTACTAATAATTGGTTTCATATATTCGTCCATGTGACGATTCTCCACCTACTAGCGGAAAGCTGAACAAAGGGACGTCACAAGTCCCGGTAGGTTTAGCCGATTCTGAAATCGGTTCCGTCAGAATATCGTTGTTGATTGTAATCTGACGTAATTAAGACTGGTTTTGCTGATGACATGCAAGTAATTGAATGACGATTCACCCAGTCGTAAGCCACAATACCATAAAGGAATTGGAGGTTCGAATCCTCCTTGTGGCGTTCTGAGTTTCACGGTTCTCAGAAACACCCCTCATGTACGCGCCCTATGTGCAGTAAATATGCCATTTTATTAGTTTTGATTCCCATAAGTTTAAAGTGATTAAAATAATTCAAAAACCGTGAAATGCTATCATAGCTCAAATGGATAGAGCAGTTGATTACGAATCAGCAGGTTCCCGGTTCGATTCCGGGCGGTAGCTCTCTCCGAATTTCGGAGAAAAAACTTTTTCATAACTTACTTTCCTTGCTACAGTGTAGCTGGAAGCCGTATAGCTTAATTGGAAAAGCGTTCGTTCTTACCCTACCCGGACGAAAGATTAAGGTTCGAATCCTTATACGGAAATTCAAACATGATTACCTCGGTGAAGAGTGATTTTTCAGTCATGCCGAGATGCAATGGTAACGAGATAGGCTTGTTCGAGATATTGGATAAGCTGATTCTTTCCACTAGGAGTGATCCTGGTGGTGGAGATGGGAACCATCAACAATGCCTTGCAGTGTATCATCATAGAGAAGTCAAATGCAGACTCCTTGTGGTCGGCGATCAATAGACGCTTGCAGTGCAAGAACAATCCATTTAGTTCGTGGTGTGAGAGACTACCAACAGCGATGGAAATTCTCAATAAGCTGATTTGCCTTGAAGCTGAGAAATCAGTGTATAACACAAGAAAGTCGTTAAAGTAGCGGTATGGCAAGTTCTTAATTTTACCAAAATGTTTTAAGTGGATAAAAAAACATTAAACAAAATATTCTGAAAGAACCGTGAAATTTGTAGGTATCAATCCTATGTGTGCTTATACAGTGGTAGGAAGCCAAGAGTCGCTCTCAGAAGCTCAGACCTATCATCACAGTGGCAGAATATGACTTTTACCATGATTGAATAAGGGGAAACCCTAATCATGTTTGAATTAAAATTCAATCAGTGTTTTAGCTGCGGAGTTCGCTGAAGCTCGGAAACTAACGTTTTTTAAATAAAAGACGTGGTTTATCGATCATATAATAAACTCCAATATTATAAAGAACCGTAGCAGTGCAAGAATTCCTTACGGCTTTCGAGGTAAATTTCTTGCAGCTAAGGGCGTAATAGCTTAATGGTAGAGCACAGGACTTTGACTCCTGATTTACTGGTTCGATTCCAGTTACGCTTGTTTGAAAAAATTTGAAATGTGAATAGAAGAAAGGAGAGCTCCGATGGGAAGAAAAATTAAGGTGCTTGACAGAGAAAAGTTTGTTGAAGCAATTAATGATTATTGCAGCCATAAAATTACAATGGATGAAGCGGCAAAGAAAATGGGTGTCTGTACTCCGACATTCCGCAAATATCTAAGAATGGTTTGGATGGGAGAACCACTGCCGGAAGAACTGTTCGAAAGGAAGAAATAGTTATGAATATTCAAGATTGGAAAGAAAAATCAGAGAAATCATTGAGTGAAGTTGAAGAAGAAGCAAAAATCCTTTTAGGTCGCATTGAAAAAGCGAAGAAATGTCTTGAAAAGGTCAATGACAGACAGGATGCAAATAGATTCTTTGAAGAAAACGACATTGAGCATGGATTTAAGCATATTTGTCTGTTTTAGGTGATGAAAATGAACGATGAAATGAGAAAAAATGAAGTAAAACGCGTGATTACTTGCAAAATGGAAGATATTGCCAGTTTGGTGGCTAATTCCGGTTATACAGTGACAATCCGACCGACAAAAGACGGGGCGAAGATTACAAGTCACAAAGAAAAGGTTGTGAAATAATGGATATCAGAATCGAAAGTGATGGAACAATTACAAAGGTTTTTGTTGATGGAAAACAGATTCCAAAAGCTACAATGGCTGATTTTATATTCCATGCGGAACCGGGAGAAGTTTATTGCTCTGTTGAAAGAGTAAAGACGGATGACAATGGAGTTCCGCTAATCAGCAAGAAAAATTGGAGCATCGTGAAAGAGACGGAAGTTCTGATTAATACATTGAAAGATGACTTGGTGATTGGAAAAGATCAGATTAATGAAAATTAAATATTAACAGCTCATGCCCGGATGCGGACAGGGAACAGGGGAGTGCTCCTTAACTTTTTTATTTTAAGAGTTAGGGGGCACTTTTTATGTTATGGCGAGCGATTATTTGATTAAAACCGTAAAAGGGTATGAAAACTACATAGAGCGTAAGGGGATTGACGAACAGGTGCTTGATGCGTACAGAGAAGCCAGCAAAGTTGCCCTGTTTAATAACAAAGATAACGATGGATTGAAAATTTCCGGAAGAGCAAGACAGCTGTATGAGCAGTTTATAATGAACAGCACTTGCGGTACTTCATGGGATTTGGAAAAATATGCATTTGAGAACGGAACATATTACCAAATACTTGATGATTTCTACGATCTTATTTTAGCAGAAGCAAAAAATAAGTGCGTTGATAGCTACTTCCGGTACATCGAGAAGAAAAGAGAACCAAAAGAGCGATTTTACATGCCTAGAAGAAAGCAATTCCTGAAAATCGGTCTTGTAGATGGCTTACAAGGAATGCTTGATGACAAGTACGATATGCTCTTGATTTCCCTCATACCCGGCGCTGGGAAAACGTCAATAGAGAAATTCTTCCTTAGCGGAGTCATTGGATGGTACCCAAAAGACTTCAATTTGTTCTATTCGCATAGCAGCGACATCACAAGAATGTTCTATGATGGCGAACTGGATATTGTAAAGAATCTAGGGGAGTATTGCTGGCATGATATATTTCCGAATTTGGCTGTTTCTGGAGAAAATGCGAAGATGGAGCAGTTCAATGTTGGAAAATACAAACCGTTCCCATCTGTTCAGTGCACATCTGTTGGTAGTAAGAATGCCGGAAAAGTACGTGCTTCTAAATTCCTACTGGTTGATGATATGATCGGTGGAATCGAAGAGGCGTTAAACAGGAATATCCTTGATAAATTGTGGGACAAATACGCCGTAGATGCCCGTCAGAGAAAGATTCAGGACACAGACGGGAATAACTGCAAGGAAATTCATATAGCAACTAGATGGAGCGTACACGATGTTATAGGACGTATTCAAAAGATGTATGAGGGGAATGACCGTGTAAAAACAATTGCGGTGCCAGACATTGATCCGAAAACAGGAAAAAGCAACTTTGATTATGAGTATAGCGGTTTTACTGTGGAATTCTTTGAAGACCAGCAATTGCTCATGGACGATGTGTCATACAGATGTCTTTACAAACAGGAGCCAATTGAAAGAGAAGGACTTCTGTTCCCAGAAGAAAAGACAAGGCGGTATCTGAATTTGCCACATGGAGCACCGGAAATCATCACTGCTCAATGTGATACAAAAGGAAAAGGAACGGACTATTTTGTGCTTCCAGTCTTGCAGAAGTACGGAGAAGACTATTATTGTGTTGATTGCGTTTGCGATAATACAGCAGATTACGAATTACAGTATGAGAATGCATCAAACATCATTGTTGATAATCAAGTTCAAGAGTGTGAATTTGAGCGAAATTCCGGAGGAGACAGAGTAGCACTGGAAGTTAATAAGCGAGTAGAGCAAAAAGGCTGGATATGCAATATTACGGACACTCCGACAGAGACTAACAAAGAAGCAAGAATCTATCAGTGCTCAAGCTGGATTTTACAGCACGTAATATTCAAGGATTCTTCACTTTATACGCCAAAAGAGCCGTATGGAGTAATGATGAGTCTTTTGACAAGATATTCTGTTTCGGATAAAAAGCAGCTTGATGACGTACCGGACGTTTTTTCAAACTTTGCTATAAGAATGACGGCAGGGACAAGAGAAGCAAAAGCCGAAGCAGTACACAATCCGTTTAGAGGGGGATACAGATAATGGATACAAAAACATATTTAGGACAGATTTCAAAGTTAGATTTTATAATCAAAAACAAAGTTGAAGAAATTAATCAGTTGAGAGATATGGCTTGTTCTATTTCTGTTTCTCTAAAAGAGGTTAATGTTCAGAGCAGCGGAGAACCTGATAAAATGGGAAGTCTTGTCTCTAAAATTGCTGATGCAGAAGTAGAGCTTGCGGAATCTATTGAGCATTCTTTTCAAAAAAAGAGGGAAATCACTCAACAGATTGAGATGATTACAAACACAAATCAGTACAGAGTATTGTACAACAGATATGTCTTGTGCAAAAACTGGAAAACGATCACTTCGGAAATGGAATGCTCGTTTAGAGGTGCGATGTCAATCCATGGAAGAGCACTACAAGAGTTTGAGAAGCTTTTCGGCTCTTATTATCTGTAATCATTTCACAAAAGTGAATATAATTGCACATCTTTTCACTACTTTTCCAAATACTTGACGTGTTATAATAATAATCGAAGAAATATAACTTGAGGATACATAATAATTCTCATAATCCTTTTTCAAAGATGCACTTGGAATGACGAACCAGGTGCATTTTTTATTGGTGAAAAACATGGTAAAAGAACAAACAATCTATTGTCCGAAGTGCAACAGGAAAGTTGGCACTTATGACGGAAAAGGAAAAATCGACAAAGTCTGTAGATGCAAGAAGTGTAACAAAAAGATTATTTTCAAAGTAGCAACGGGAGAAACAGTCAGGAAGTCGCTGCCAATTAGAAATTGCAGTAGCGGAATGACTTTTTTGATTTAAGGTGAAGAAATGAACAAGAATACTCTACAAGACCTTGTAAAAGGCAAATACGGAAGAAAAATTGCATATGCGAATGTCGAAGAGGTTGATCAAAGCAATATTTTGGAAGTTGTAGGGGAAACACTTGGAATCTTTTACTTTAACAAACAAGTTACTAAATATTTGTGGGACTACTACAAAGGAGATCAACCGATTCTGTACCGTATAAAGACGATCAGAGATGATGTGGTAAACAAAGTAGTAGAAAATCACGCTTATGAAGCAGTTCAGTTCAAAGTTGGCCAGTCCTATGGAGAACCGTTGCAGTGCGTGAGTATTGTAAAGGAAAACATCAGTGAATATGTTGACGTGTTCAATAATTATTTGAGACGCGCTCATAAACATGCTAGAAATATCAGAGCTGGTGAGTGGCAGTCGGCAACTGGAACAGCTTTTTTAGCTGCTCAGTTTGAAAAACCGGGAGAAAAAATGCCGTTCAGAATTACAGTTCCGACTCCGATGAATACCTACATCATTTATTCATCTATTACGGAAGAACCGCTTGTTTCTGTTCAGGAATTAAAGGACTTGAATGGTGAATGGTATAAGTCATGCCACACGAAAACGCACCAATGCATTATCAAAGACGGAAAAGTTGAAGAATGGGGTGTACATGCGTTTGGTGGAATCCCTATTGTTGAATACCCAAACAATTTTGAGAGAATTTCTGATATTGAGCTTGTAGCATCCATGTTTGATGCAATTAACAATATGCAGTCAAACAGAATGGACAGCATTGAACAGTTCGTTAGTGCTTGGGTAAAATTTGTAAACTGTACAGTTGACCATGATACTTTTCAACAGATGAAGATGGAAGGCGCGTTGGTTGTTAAGTCTAATAATGGAACTGATAATAAGGCTGATGTTGATATTATGACACAGGAGCTAAATCAAACTCAGTCACAGGTTGCAAAACAAGACTTGCTGGATAATATCCTACAGATTCTTGCCATTCCTAAACTTGAAGGAAACACAGGTGGTGACACTCAAGGGGCGGTACAACTCCGCAACGGATGGGATATGGCTAAGACGAGAGGAAAACTGAAAGACCCGATTATTCAAGAGTCAGAACAAAGACTGAATGAAGTTATCTTGAATATTATTCGTGTAAGAAAAGGAAAAAATGAATGTCCTATTGATACGAGCCAATTTGAAGTGATTATTAATCACAGCCCTATGGATAATATGCTAGTAAAGGCACAGTTTCTGGACTACCTGTTGAAAGACGGCACTCATCCGAAACTTGCATATGAGCTTAGCACATTATTCCCGGATAGTGAAAAAGCTTACATTCTGTCCAAGCCTTATCTGGATGTGCTTTACAAGACATCTGATGATGAAAATAAGCAAAATCAAATTGATGATAATGCTAATCAGAATCAAGAACCGGGGAACAATCAGAATTCAAATGGAAACAAAACGCCGGAGGTAGAAGAATGACATATGATTACACAGTAAAACAAGACGGACAGATGTATCCTCCGGGAACGGATGTGCCGGATATGGGGAGCATTGTTTGTACCGAAGCATCGGGAAATGTTAGAAGCTATGAAGCTCAGTCAAAAGATGTTGATAAGCTCCCGACTTATGTAGATGCAGGAAGTTCCTGTTTGATGTTAGACACATCGGAATTATACAAATTCAACTCTGAGACAAAGAGTTGGCAGAAATTAGGATAGTAGAAATAAGCCAGTCATTGAGAAATCAGTGATTGGCTTTTTCTATATAAATTTGCATCCATGCGTCAAATGGAAAAAGAAAAAATCCATGCTGATAGAACAGCGAAATCAAATGTAGATCACGGAGGTAATAACTATGACAAGAGAAGAAGCAAAACAAAATTTGGTTGCGTTAGGAATTGAAGAGCCGACAGATGCACAAGTCACTAATTATTTGAATCAGTTTCATAATAACAGACCATCTCCGGCACCGAACCAAAATCCAGCACCAAAGACGGAACCACAGCCACAGCCTACACCGGCACCAGTTCCAAATCCACAGCCGAACCCAAATCCGTCACCACAGAACGATGACGAGATTGAGAAGCTGAGAAAACAGATTGATGCATTGCAGAAAGAGAATATCAAGAAAGATATTCGTGCTTATGCTGCTGAAAAAGGACTGACAGGTGAACAGGCAGAGAATGTTCTTGCTGGTTTCCAAGACAATTACGATCTTGCAAAGACAGCCATTGATTCCATGTCACAGATTATCGCCGATAAAGAAACAGCCGCCGCGCAGGCGAAAGAACAGGAAATCGCTAACGGTTCAATTAATCCGGGCGGTGGAAATCCGGGCGGTGGAAAACAAGATGATAAGCCGGAAGATGTGAAAAATGCAGAATCTATCGTTTTCGGAAACAAACAGAGTGAGCAGTCTGTAAAAGACTACTACGTTTTGAAATAAGGAGGAATTAAGCAATGGGTAAACCAATTGTAAGAGATTTTACACAAGGTAAGGGAATTCTGAAGTTCTTCCCGTATGAGGGAGCTGCTTGCGTAGTACAGCAGTCAATGGTATCTGCGGCAGATGACAACGGAATGAAAATTGTAAAAGCTGGAACACCGTATCCGTCCAATGATGCTGAATGCCTTGGATATCTTCTTGAGGACGTTGATGTTACACAGGGAGATGCACCGGGAACATATGTATATCAGGGAACGATTGATTGGGAAAAAGTAACAGGCCTTTCAATTGCAGATGCAGCAAGAAAAGCGACTCCGAGAGTTACTTTTTACGGAGCACCAAAGATTGCAGAAGGTTAATTAAGGAGGAATAACAGACATGGCATTACCATTAAGTCAAGCATTTACAGCGAGAAGCCTTGGGGTTATGTGGGATAACTACAAAGCGTCTCTTGCACTTCCACCGTATCTTGGAAGACAGAAATTTGGAACAACAAAACAGGATTCACTGGAAATGAGATATATCCTTGGTGAAAATTCTCAGCCAATCTCTCTGAAAGCATCCAACTTTGATGCACAGGCAGAATTAAGAGATGTTGGTGGATTCCAGGATATCCAAAACGAAATGCCGTTCTACAGAGAGTCCTACATGGTAACAGAAAAAGAGGAGCAGCAGTATGCGAACTATCAGTCTGCTGAAAACTCAAATCTTGCAAATCAAGTACTCAGACAGATCAGCAAGAAACCTATGAATCTGATTCAAGGAGCGATGGTAGTTCCTGAGAGACAGATTTGGCAGTTGCTTGCTCCGTCAGATGGTGTTCCGAAAGTTACTGTTAAAATCAAAGACAAGACATACACAATTGATTACACAACAGACAATGGAGCAAAGCACAAGGCAGATCACTTCGTTGAAATTCAAGGCACATCTGATAAGTGGAATGTTCCGGCAACAGCAACACCACTTCAAGACTTGATCGACACAAGACGTGATTTCGCAAAGAAGACAGGATATTCTCTGACAAGATTTTCTATGAATACAGAGACATTTGAGATGATTCTGAAAGCAGAAGATACAAAGAAACAGGTACTCGGAATTACTGCTTACAACGGCGGTATCAGAGTAAGACAGGCAGATGTTCTTTCTTATCTGAGAGAGTACGGAATCGAAATCGAGGTATATGACAAGATGTATGTTGATGAATCTGGAACAACACAGTATTTCATCCCAACAAACATTATTTCTTGTCAGTCAGCAGGAGTATATCTTGGAGACTACGTATTCGGAAGAACACCGGAAGAGAGAAGCGGAGACCTTGCCGGAGGAAATCTGCAACTTGTTGAAACTGGTATTTCTGTCTACACATATGCAACAGAGCATCCAATCAATACTCATTGCGTAGTATCTATGATTGGTCTTCCATCATTTGAGGGAATGAACAGCGTTGTTGTTATGAAAGTAGCGTAAGAGGTGATCGGATGCTTGCGAAGAACATTATCAAAATGAACGGCAAGTGGTACAAAGCAGGAGAAGAAGTCCCGGAAGGAACTCCGGGGCGGTATTCTGAAAAAATGCAAATACCGGTAGAGTTTAAGTATAAGAAAACAGACATCAACAGAATGAGCACTGCTGATTTGAAAGAATTGGCAAGAGAACATGAAGTATCAAATGTTGACGATATGACTGGACAAGATTTGAAAGAATACTTTATTACAAAGTTTAATCTGTAGATCGTGAGGTGCAGCTATGGCAATTGAAGACAGAATCTATGAGAAATCAGTAGAATACTTGTCTGATATTCCAGAGCTTGCCGATGAAAAACCATCAAAACTGTTAATCGGATTCGTAACTGAGAAATTTAAGCAGTGCAGAAACTATCCTCCGTCTTTTACGGATGCAAAGATAGAATCTGACATGGAAAAACATTTGAACACAATCGCCATGGCTGTGGTTGACCTAAAAGCGAAAGAAGGAGCTGAGGGAGAGACAAGCCATAGTGAAAATTCAATCAGCCGTTCTTATGAAAATGCTTATGTTTCAAGTTCGATATTTAATGACGTGCTTCCGTATGTTCATTTTTTATAGAAGATTGTGCGTGACCATTTTGCTAATGTAGGCAATATGGTTGCAGGGTATTAGCTAATTTGGTGGTGGGCAGCTAATGGAAATAAGAAAAAGGCAGGTAAATGATTGATGACTATTGAAATATCGACAGCAATCATTATAAGTGTGGTGTCAGTTGCTTTTTCCATTTTCTTCGGTTTGAAGAACAATAAACGTTCGGACACAAAAGATATCGAAGAAAGAGTTAAGCAGAACACAAAAATCAATATGAAACTTGATAACATCTCTTCCTTGAGTGAGGACATCAAAAGTGAGATTTCTCAGATGAAAGATAAGCTTGATTCTCACAATGGAAGAATAATCAAACTGGAAGACAGTGTAAAGAGTGCGCATCACAGAATTGATACACTGGAAAACAGAATGAATGGTGGTGAAGAATAATGGATATTTTTTCAATGGAAACCGTACTGGCAATCGTGGTAATTACTTATCTTGTTGGACTCGGAGCAAAGCTGTGTCCGAAAGTAAAAGATAATTATATTCCTGTAATTGTTGGCGTAGCTGGAGGAATCCTTGGAGTTGTTGGAATGTATGTAATTCCTAACTTTCCAGCAACAGACGTTCTTGATGCAATTGCAGTAGGAATTGCATCCGGACTTGCAAGTACTGGTGTAAATCAGATTCAGAAGCAAGTAAAGAAGGTGACCGTAAGTGAGGACACTGAACAGAAATAAGCAGAAAATGTACTACTCCTTGCAAGATGGTACGTCTCCGGCATATATGACTGATGATGATGGAAATGTGAAGTACATCGAAGTAGATGGAGAACAGATTCCTGTTGAGTCAGGAGAGACTGAACCACACTACACGGAACCTAAGTTATTCAGAGCGAATATCAATTCTACATTGACCGATACATTTATTCGGGCTTTTGGCATTGATGATTCCTCTGACAAGGCAACGATTGTCTGTGCAAAAGGAACTCTCACATTGACTAAGGGAGCGCGTATTTGGCGCAATTCAGCCATTAAATACAAAGACCCAATAAATATGTCAAACGTGGATGAAAACTCCGCAGATTACGTTGTTAAGGATGTCAACGATGAAACTATGCACGAAGATACATTCTTGCTTCAACGATTGATTAAAGAGGAATAAGAATGAGCACAAAAATCAGTTTCGGATTATCACAAAAGAGCATTGATGAAGCAATCAAACAGATTGAATCTTACCAGAAATCGCTTGATTCTAAGTTAAGCTTGTTCTGTGAAAAATTGATTGAGAGAGGACAGACTGTCGCAGTTGAAAAGCTGACAGAATCTCCGCTCGGAAAAACAGTGACTCTGAAAAGTGATAAGACAGAAGAAGAGATGGGATGCAAAGCGGTACTGATTGCCACTGGTGAAGTCAAGTATCCAGAGGGAAGAGAACCGTTCAATCTTCTGTTCGCTATAGAATTCGGAGCCGGTGTTCGTTACAACAGCATCCCAAACCCAAAAGCCGGAGAGCTTGGATTCGGTGTTGGCAGTTATCCGGGACAGACTCATGCTGCTGATCCGAGCGGTTGGTACTACTTTGGAGATGATGGGAAATGGCATCATTCCTACGGTATCAAAGCAACTATGCCGATGTACAATGCAAGCCTTGAGATGATTAAATCCGTTTCAGAAGTAGCGAAGGAGGTGTTCGGAAGTGGATAATTCATGGGTTTTCGACTTAGAGACACACATCTTCTCTATTGTTCAGAAGAAAGTAGGAGATAAGCTGAAAAGTAAGTATCCGAACATTCGTTTCACGACTACTTCAAAACCTAAAGGCGTGACCGTAAAATATCCAACAGTTTACATTCATGAATTGCCTGGTACAGAAAAAGCACGCACTTTGGAGGGTGAAGATATCAGCGGAATCTTGTATTCCATGCAAGTGGAAGTAAGTACAGATAAAAGTGTTAAAGAAGCTAAGGCAGTTTTGAAAGAGGTTGCCTTGGTATACAAAAATATGGGGTTTAAAATTAAATCTCCAGAAGAGAGTGACGGAGACGAATATTACCGATGTGTAATGCGAGTCAGTCGAACTCTAGGAAACATAGATGCGTTGCACTGAGCCGAAAGGCTCTTTTTTATTGCCTAGATGGCAGAAATGGAGGTAAAAATGGCTTCAACCAGTTATAAAGTAAGAGCTATTTACAAAGAACTTGATGATGGCGCGGATTTGTCAACAGTTGATTTTGCCGGAAGTTACAAACTGCTTCTGAAAGCAAAATCAATGCCTGCTCCTGTGTCTGCACCAAACACAGTTGAATCAACAACTATGGAAGATGATGCACAGACATTTGAGATGGGTATTAAACAGTCCGATGCAAAAGAGGTAACAGGGAACCTTGAAAAAGAGTACCTGGACAATATTGACAAACTTGAGAAGAAAAGAGTAGCTATCTTCCAGTTATATGGAACAGACGGTATCGGTGGCGTTGCTAAATATGCATACGTTGCACAGGTATCCGCTACTCCGTCAGACGTTGGTGGTGTCGATGAAATCTGTGAGATGACAGCAACCATCATTCAGAACACTGTCGCAAAGAAAGTGACAGACGAGTATACAATCGTTGACGCTGGAAACGGCACATTTACAGTAACAAAGGGGTAACACGTTCCGAGCAAGACAGGTCAGCGAATACTCGGAACGTAAAATTTGATTACGCTGACATTACAGAATAACAACAGGAACGGGCGCTCTTAGGGGCGCCCTTCCCATATAAAATTACGGGAAGGAATAAAAAGACATGAAAACATTTGAAATTAATGGAAAAGAATATTCAGGGAAACCTTTTGACTTTAACCTTGTTTGCGACCTTGAGGACATGGGCGTATCAGTTGAATCCATGGAAGAGAAACCGATGAGCATGGTTAGAGGATATATTGCGCTTTGCATGGGAAAAAGACGTGCAGATGCCGGACTTGAGATTCAAGAGCATATTCTGAATGGTGGCACAATGGATGATGCAACCAAAGTAATGCAAGAAGAAATGGAACAGTCTGATTTTTTTCGCAACCTCAACAAGAGAGCGGAAGCGGAAGCTACAAAGAATCAGGAGAAGAAGAACACTGGCGGAAGAAAAACAGCAGCAGCGAAGTAAGATCGTATCGTTCTCAGCGTGAGTTTTTCACCTGTGAATGGTATCCGCAAGCAAAAAAAATGGGAGTTGGCTGGACAGAATTTTGGAGCATGAATCCTAGAATTCTGAAAGCGGTATCTGCCGGATACGAAGAGCAACTCCTTGATATTGATTATATGAATTGGATGTCAGGGCAATATCTTATCAGTGCAATCAATACGTGCTTTGTCAAAGAAGAAAAGTATCTGAAGAAACCGATTCTGAAAACATTAATTGAAGAATCGCGAATGACTGATGAAGAACGTGAACTTCGTGAGATGGAAGAGGAAATCAGAAAAATGGATGCTTGGATTGCAGCAGACAGGGCAAGAGGTTTGCCGGAGACATCGATAAATTAGGATGGGTTCACCATCCTTTATTTTTTGTAAAAAGGTGGTGAAAACATGGGAACAGAGGTGGACTCTCTTGAGGTAAAAGTTGAAGCGTCGGCTAAGTCAGCAAATGCTAGTTTGACTAATTTGGCAAAGAGATTAGGTACTGTATCGCAACAGCTTCAATCTGTTTGCTCTTATCAACCAACAATAAAGGCACTTACTGATAATCTTGAGGGCATTTCTAAACTTGATTTTAAAAATGTAAAAGCTTTAAAGAATGCTATTAAAACAATGTCCAAAGATATGGCAAAAATCAATGGACGGCAAATTAAAATCAGCGTAAACAAGCTTGGAGATGTAGAAAATGCCGCAAAGAAAGTGACAGATCTTTCGGAAAAAGTTGCAGAAGCATCAAAAAGCATAAAAATTTCCGTTGATTCTTCTGAGGTTAATTCAGCAAAAAAAGCTTGCGATGAACTGAAAAAGAAAACTTCCGGTTTAAAAGCAAGTGCTCAGACCATCAAAAAGGCAAGCGGACAACTTGGTGCATCTGATGGTAAATCCGTATTGAGCGGAGCAGAAACGAGACAAAGATTTTCGAGCATCGTCCCAGATAAAGACAAAGGAATTGCTGAAGAAGAGACAAAAGAAGCGTCTAAGCTTTCAAAGATTCTTTCCGGCACTCAGAAAGTTTCAAAATCTCTTTCCAATACGTTTGGAAAGATGGGGAAAACAGTTAGTGGCGTAGTCTCTAAGGCAAAAGATCTCAAGAATTTGATTACCAGAACAAACAAATCTGGTGGTCAAATGTCAATGGGAAGAATGCTTGGAATGTCACTTGTATTTTCCACTGTATTTTCAGCATTAAGCGCAATAAACAATGCAATAAAGGAAGGTTCAAACAACCTTGTTCAATACAGTTCAGATTACAATAAGAGCATTTCTGGTATTGTCACATCTCTTCTGTATTTGAAGAATGCATGGGCGGCGGCTTTTGCTCCGATTATCAATGTAGTCGGACCGTATATTTCAGCATTTATTGATATGCTCGCCAATGCAATGAATAAGGTCGCGCAGTTCATGGCTGTATTGACTGGAAAAACAGCAGTTGTTCAAGCAAAAAAAGCATGGAAAGACTACGGAAAAACACTAACATCCACTGGAAGTAGTGCTAAAAAAGCTGGAAGTGATGCGGCAAAAGCAGCAAAAGACCTTGAGAACTATACTCTTGGAATTGATGAACTAAATGTGATCCAGCCGACAACATCAAGCTCAAGTTCAAGTGGTGGCTCTGACGGAAGTTCCGGTGCTTATACTGGGCCAGATGTTTCTGAAATGTTTGAGACAACTGAACCGACTAAAGCTATTTCTGATTATGCTAAACGGCTCAGAGAAGCGTTCAAAGCTCAAGATTGGACTTCTCTAGGCTCAATCATGGCAGAGGGCGTAAATGCCGGAATGCAGAAATTGTATGACATTTTTGACTGGAATAAGCATGGGGAAAAGATTACTTATTTCTGCAATGCTTTTACCACAACAATGAATAGCCTTGTTGACAATATTGAATGGCCGTTAATGGGAGCTACTGTTGCTGCCGGAGTGAATACGGTCTTCAATACTGCACAGCTTTTGATTACCGGGTTTAACTGGACGAATCTTGGAACAGGAATCGGAACAGCTATTTCCACAGGGATTCAAAACATTGACTGGGGAACGATAGGATACACTCTCGGAGCGTATTTTATGATTTCTTGGAACACCCTTGTCGGTATACTGAGAGAACTTAAAGGTGAAGACATTGGAATGGCGTTGGCTGATGCTTTTAACGGTGCGTTAGATTCTATCAATCTTGGAACAATCGGAGAATCCATCGGAAGAATGGTTGCTCTTGTAATAGAGTCAATTAGAACATTTATTCAGAATGCCAATTGGAAAGAGCTTGGATCACAGATTATTGAGGGAATAAAGAATGCTTTCAAGTTTGCTTCTGATGGTGGTGAAAATACAGGAATACTTGCATCCGTTATTGGAATCGGAGCAACAGGTGAAATCACAAAGAAAATAGCTGAAATTCTTCCCAAATTAGATGGAATGGCAGAAAAATTCAATAAAATAAAGGAAGTAGCGGGAAAGTTAAACTTTAAATCTCTTATTACATTATCTCCAACAACTTTATTGATTGTTGCCGGAATTACAATTTTAGCTGCTGAACTCATGGACTTGTGGAAAACTTCTGAGGGATTCAGAGATGCTGTAAAAAATGCTGTTGGGGAAATTGGAGATGCGTTTTCTTTTGCGAAAAAAGAAATTTGGGATAACGGATTTAAACCGCTTTGGGAGAACCTAAAAGAACTGTTTAATTCTATTTACGATTTATATGCATCAAGTGGAGCGAAAGAGCTGTTCGAATCAACAATGATTGCCGCAGTGAAAGCAATTGGGGCATTACTTTCCATAATAATCAAAAGAATAGCACAAGTTGTTTCTACTATTACCGGAATGGTGAGTGGAGCAATAGAGATAATTCAAGGTTTAATTACCTTTGTGACAGGTGCGTTTACTGGTGATTGGGGAAAAGCTTGGAAAGGAGTAGAAGATATTGCGCTTGGATTTAAGCAATATATTTCATCTTTATTCCAATTGCTTTTCGGAACAATTACAGCGATTTTCTCACCAATTGCTCAGTGGTTCTCGAAAAAATTTCAAAATGCTCGAGACGGTGTAACAAAAGCATTTTCTGATGTTGGAAAATGGTTCTCAGCTAAGAATACAGACATCCAAAATGGAATGAAGAGCATAAGTTCTTGGTTCGGTACAAAATTTAAAAGCGCACGTTCATTGACAAACGCAGCCTTTTCAAACATTGGTTCTTGGTTCGGTCAAAAACGTGAGGATATCAAGTCAAATATGAAGTCTATTGCTCAGTGGTTCAAGGATATTTTTAATTCTGCCTACAACGGAATTACTTCAATTTTTGACAAGATTGGTGGGTACTTCAATACTGTAGCAGATTGGATAAAATCACCTGTTTTAGGCGCAGTAAAAGCAATCGCTAAGGCTGTGAACTGGGTTTACAGAAAATTAGGTGGAGATGGCGATCTGATTAAAGTCTCTGAACTTGATAACTACGCAAGCGGTACAAACGGAGTCGCAAGAGATTCCTTTGGCGTTGTCAATGACCAGTCGGGGAATACCTACAGAGAACTTGTTCAGTATCCGAATGGACAGACTGTAATTCCAACAGGAAGAAATGTCGTTCTGCCGATGCCAAAAGGTACAAAGGTGATGCCAGCTGGTCAAACAGCAGCATTGATGGGAATTACTGGCGTGAAGAAGTATAAATCTGGAATCGGTAATTTCTTTGGAAGTACAGCAGACAAAATTAGCGATATTGCAAGTAACATTTTCAGTTACATCAAAGACCCGAAGAAGCTTCTTAAAGCGGCAATTGATAAATTCACAGATTTGACAGGAGCACTTGAGCCTGGAATCACAATTGCGAAGACGGCAGTTAATTCACTGTTTGAAACAGCAGTTTCCAAAATCAAAGGATTCTTTGACAGTTTCGGTGCTGTTGATTACAAACCATCTGCCGGAGTGGAGCAGTGGAGAGGACTTGCGAAACAAGCTCTTTTACTGACAAATCAGTTCAGCGAATCCAATCTGAATGCCTTGTTAACTCAGATGATGCATGAGTCTGGTGGAAATCCGAACGCTATCAACAACTGGGATATCAACGCAATCAGAGGCATTCCGTCAAAAGGACTGATGCAGGTAATTGACCCGACATTCCGTGCAAATGCGATGGCTGGATTCAATACAAACATTTATGATCCACTGTCAAACATGATCGCTGCTATCAATTACACAGTAAGAAGATACGGAAGTCTGTATGCTGGATGGACAGCAAGAGGATACAAGGGATACGCAAAAGGTATCGGAACATTCAAACTGTCAGATGTGGTCGGTAAATATTCTGTTGGTGGATTCCCTCAGAATGGTGAACTGTTTGTGGCGAATGAGAAAGCACCGGAATACGTTGGAAGAATGGGAAATAGAAATGTGGTTGCCAACAACAATCAGATTGTGACCGGAGTATCCAACGGAGTTGCAGAAGCGAATAAAAATACAGAAAGACTTTTACAGAAGCTAATCGAGCAGAATGAGAGGCTTCTTAGAAAGAATACATCACTGATGATGAACAGCAAGAAAGTAAATAAGGAACTGTCAAGAGGAAGTAGAAATTCTGGATACAGTTTCAGTACAACATAGGAGGTGCTAGGATATGTCAATTAAATTGAGTGATTTCATCATTGTAAATGGTCATCAATATCCAGCACCGAAATATTATCCGAATTTTCAAGTTACGACTGCTACAAATGCTGCTAGAAATGCGGCAAATAAAGTAGTCGGACAGAAAATCGGTCGTGATAACTATAAGATAGATTCATTGGAGTGGCCGTACTTAGATGCGGCAACTTGGTCAACAATGCTACAAGAGTTTGATAAGAATTTCTTTAGCAGTGTTCGATTTTGGGATATGGTAAATAATAAGTGGTGTACATTAACAATGTATTGCGGAGACAGGACGGCAGATGTGTTCAAGATAGACTCATCCGGCCGTCCTCTTGCGTATATCAACTGTAAAATGAATCTGATTGATGCGGGGTGGTAAGATGTACGAAGTATCAGATGCATATAAAGAATCAATGAAGAATCCGCTGAGGAACGCTTCCCACATGAAAGTAACACTCGGTGTTGTAAATGATACTGCACAGAGTCAGGCATTGCTGAGTAATCAAAGCCAGTATGCCGGATTTTCTGATTTTGATGGAGTATTCGAACAGAAAGAAGTTCAAAGCCAATATGCAACATATGAGAATAACTTTTGGATGCTTGACGGTTCTATGAGATTTCTCCCGGATGCAGCGTCTCAGTATGAACCTGTTGGAATTGTATCGAAGAATCTGTTCTCAAGCAGTTTCTCGGTGAAAATGACATTTCAAGAGAGCGTTGATATCGCCGGATTGACTATCAAGTTTGCCGGGAATTACCCTAGTGAATTCAGCATAATCACATCTGACGGAACATCAAAAAGCTATTCAAACAGCAGCTTGAACTTTACGACAGATGATAGATTCGATAACACAACTTCTCTTGAGATAAAAGTCACTGCAATGTCCGCTACAAACAATCGTGTGCGTATTGAGAGTATTTTATTTGGCAATGCGATAGTTTTTACCAATGAGGACATAATCAACGCAGAATCGGCTTCTATGATGTCACAGATCAATGAGGACTTGCCGGAGATTAACTTCACGCTTACTCTTGATAATAACGATAAGAAATTCGATTACGACAATAAGGAATCAATTATCAATTATCTAAGGACAGGACAGGATGTAGTTGTTCAGATGGGATATGACCTCGACGATGGAACAACAGAGTGGATTTTGTTGCATACATTGAAGCTGAGTGAGTGGTCAGCAAGTGACGATGAAGCGAGCATTAAAGCCGTAGACGTTCTTCAACAGTTCGGTGATGGTGACTATTACCGTGGAGACTGGCACGCAAAAGGAATTACACTGTATGCTTTGGCAAATTATGTAATTGCTGATGCAATCGGTACTTATTCGATTCCTCAAGACAAGTTTTTTATTGACAAATACTTAAAGTCCGTAGAGGTCAGAAACCCTATTCCATTAGTGTCGCACAAAGAAGCATTGCAAATTATTGCTAATGCCGGAAGATGCGTTTTGACTGTGGATAGATATGGAAAAATCTGTATCAAGTCAGCATTTGACCCGGATGCAGAGACAACTTCTACTGAGACAACTTATTTTTCAGATGTATCAAATGTAAACGTTGATAGTGCAAAGAGAAGGTACGCAACTTATGAAAATTTTAGATGGACATTAAAAGACAGACCACCTTTCTTACCAAGGAGTGGAGTAAGAGATGATGTTGGATTTGTAAGCAACGATTTGTATAAAAGTCCTGAAGGATTCGGCACAAATCCTAAGATAATTAAAAGATTCGAAGTTCCAAGAAAGAGTAATGGACTAAAAATTAAGGTTTATTACAATTTCCCTGATAGTATGAGCGTAAAAACTTTTCTGAATGATAAACCTGTAGAAACAATTGGTTTTTCAGACGGAAAGCTTACATACGATGGTAAAATATGTATTTGGACTACTACGCATCAATTCAGTGCATTTGACAAAATGGTGTTTGAGGTTGAAAAAATCAATACAAACAATGCGCGACTTGTGGTTGATTATATTGAGCTTGGTGAAAACATCGATTACACAATCGAAAGAGATGATATGTATTCTAGTCCGACTATGAGCAAGCCGGAGAATATCAAGAGATTAAAGAATATCCGAACTGTGTATTCAAAATCCAATACGCTTGAAGAAGTAGTAAGCGAAGAGGTTGAGTGGACAAATGAAACTTTGCTATATACGTTTGACGAACCACATCATTCTTATACAGCTTCTCTTGAGAATCAGGCAAATGGTCAAAGTGTTGAGATTTCGGACAGTGGATCATACTTTGTTGAACTTAAACTTAGTGGAAATGACATGGGCAAGAAGGTTCAAGTCATCGTTAACGGTAAAAAATTCAATCAGTCAAACGCTTATTCCGTTGCGGAAATCAGCAATTACGGCGTTGAAAAAGATTGGAGCAATCCGCTGATATCAGACAAACAGTTGTGCGATAAAGTTTGCAAATGGGTTGCTGACTATTACAATCCAGGCATTGACTACTCTATTGATTACCGTGGAGAACCGGCACTTGATGCAGGAGACACAATCTATCAAGAAAACCGTGACGGAGAAATGGTCAAGACAGTAGCGGAAAGTGTGTCACTGACCTATGACGGAACTGTAAGTGGAACGCTTGAAACAAGGAGGTAATAGCATGGCATCATTTTCGACACCATATACTAATTGGGTAGAAAACTCGTATTTTTCTCATACTGCTTACAACAGAATCAAGAACAATATACAATATCTGATCGACTTGTCTTTTGAGTTGTTTCCTGAATACGAATATGAGGATATGGGTAACGATAAGACATATTCCGATTTCCCGTATGCAGATGAATTCAATCTGATTGAATTGAACTTGAAGCTTTTACATGACAAGTCGTTCGGTTTTGTAAAATACACATTCTCAGATATGAAGAACTGGTATCCAAATCAGCAGACACCGTCTTATGAGGATATGAACAGATATGAACAGATGACTGTTGATTACTACAATGGTTTGAACAGCATCAAGAAAAACAAGAACAAGCTCGGTGATATCAAGCTTGGAATGAAGTTATAGGAGGTATCATTATGGCATTAAGAACTGATTTTAAGGATAGTATACCGAAAAACACAACTGAAAATAAGAAATACAAAATGACGAACAACAGTGACAATACAGTTTCTTTCACTGATGTTACTGAGTACTCTCAAGAAGGCAGTGCCTACGGGGCAAAAGAAGTTAATGAAGAAAGGAAAGCTATTAACTCTGCTATAGTTCCAAAAACAAGAACTGTCGAGGGTAGCTATCTAACTTGTAATGTTGCAGAAGCAGGAGCTGTAACATGGTTTAGAATTTCTAGCAATACGACATCTAAACTTACAAATGGAACTGAATATAAGCCATTTACAGTGACGCCAGCACCTCTGTTCGGAATATTCCGCAGGATCTACATCAGTGATTCTCTTGGTTTTATTTTCAAAATCGCAACCAGCGGACAAGTTAGTATCACTCCATTCGGCGGAGATATTCAAGTTGGAGTAGGAATTAATGTGTCCGAATTCTTTATGACATCGAGGGAGTGATGTTATGAGAACATTAAAATTCAACGTAAAAGAGCAGAGGATAGAGAAAGCAAAGAACTGTGATTTTAGTGATATCGCAAGAGGGACAACGGGATATTTGAAAGCACAGTTTTCTTTTTCCTCTGACTGGAACGGATACGCAAAGGTAGCTGTTTTCAATGATGCATGGGACAAAGTAGAAGAGTGCAGACCGATTATTGGTAATGAGTGCGAAATCCCGTCAAAAGTTCTTGACAGCATCTCATTCAAAGTAAGGATTATCGGCGTATCAGAGGGAAGAAGACTCACCACGAACAGAACGGAGGTGGAGCAGTGACAGAGCAAGAAGCATTAGCTGTAGCACTGGCAGAACAGGAGCTTGTAAAGCCAGTCAATGACATTCTTATGATTGACCCAGAGACCAGAATAATTAATGTTCCTGATTCAGAAAGACTTTTCGGTGTGCAGTCAGATGAAAAGGCTGAAAGAAAGTATTTCAAGTGTCCGAAAATTGTTGGAAACAACATTAATCTTGCGACCATGAATCTGTACATCAACTACAAAAGTCCGAATCAAGCAGATGAAGAGGGAGACTCCTACATTGTACAAGATGTTGTGACAAGCGGAGATTACATCACATTCTCTTGGGTTCTTGGTCGAAATGTAACGAAATATACAGACGGAATCCACTTCTCTGTCTGCGCCAAAAAGTCAAACTCAGACGGCACTCTTACGACAGAGTGGAACACAACATGGGCTGAGGGAGAAGTCCTTGAGGGATTGGAAACTACTCAACAGATCGCGGAAAAGAACAAGGACTTGATTGAACAGTTATTGAACACCTACGATTCCAAAGTAGCTGTGAAGTTGGAATTCGACCCGTCAACCCGTGGCATATCTATTGTTTAAGGAGTGAGAATTATGGCATTGAAAGCAGAAGATGTATTGGCGATTGTCAATGAAAAAATAAAGAATCCTGTCACTCAAGAACAAGTGACAACAGCGGTGAATGAGTATCTGAAAGAAAATCCAGTTACCGCATGAACAGCAAATTACGACCCACAAACAAGAGGAATCACGATTGAGTAAGGAGGTACGACATGGCAACGAGTGATATTGGAAAAGGTGCATTTTTAAATGTAAAGAACAAAGACACAGGTGAAATCGAAAAGAAAACCCTGATTCCTCCGGCTCCGTCTGATGGTGATTTGGGTGGAATTTCGGAAGAAGACTTGGCGCAGATCAAAACAAACAAAGAAAAAATTAGTTTACTAAATGAAGAAAAAGCAAACGGAAAAGGGATTTCATTCTCGATTAACGAATTTGGTGGACTTAGAGTAACTTATGATGATGGAAAATAGGAGGATATAATAATGGCACAGGCATCTGTAGATATTGCTATGGAAAAAACATCACAGGAGATTCTTGAGATGTGCAAAATTATCCGCACAATGGTAACGGATGTAGAAAAATTCGACTGGAAAAACTTCTGGGCGAATATGGCAACAGGAGAACTGTTCTCCACAAAATTCTATAATTACGAAAACTCAACGAATCCAGCTGGAGAAAAGCTGAATGCTTCAAAAGGACTGGTTGCAGTTCCTTCCACAGACAAGGTGAAGAATCAGGATGATTTTGCTGGAAGAAATGCATTTAATTACATTGACTGCAATTTCACGATGAATGATTCCGGTGATAAGATTCCGGTTGCAATTAAAGGTGGTAACGGATTTTCCAATACAGGGAAAGTCGATGTAGGAATCATGACTCCGCCTACTTATTGGGGCAAGGAAGAATTTGACGGATATTACATCATTCATTTTTCTGATACGCCGCATCCGGAAGTGGGCTGTACCATTCCGACTCCGTGGACAAATGAAAGTCTTGGATACGGAATCGTCACAAAATACTATGCCGGTTTGATTGATGGAATCGCATACAGTTCTTCTGGAAATGCGATTTACAATTTTGTTTCTGCGCAGTCGACAATCGGCGAGCTAGAAAAGAAAGGTGCTGGGTATGTCGGTTCCGGTTCGGAGCGTACTGCATATCTCCTCTGTATGTTGCGGATTAAGTATGCGACAAAGAACAGTCAGAAATACTTTAGAGGTTGTGTTGATACTGGCGGTCATCAGTACAAAGTTGCTGAAACTGGCGAGAATGTAAATTACGTGGTGATTACAACAGCTCAGGCGAAGAACTTATATGTTGGAGAAACTGTATCAATCGGTACTCCGGGAGCTAATAACAATGTTGATCGTGGACAGGCAAGCATGAATGCAATTGCAAAGAATGTGAGAATTACAGCGATCGAATCTATTGCGGATACAGCAAACAGCAAGGTATATGTCGAAAAGGCTGGCATGACGATTACTGCGGATGCTTATATTTCAACAATGCCACTGCATTCCGGTACAACAGATGAAGTACTTGGAGCTGATGGATACATTTCCAATGACGGAAAGCACGCATTCAAGCTCGGTGGTATCGAGGAAGGCGTTGGAGCTTACTTCATCTCCATGAATGAGATATGGAATAAAACCACAGCCAGTATGGTTGACTATTATGTGCGTCCGAAAGGAGTCGCTTGGTCTGCGACAGCTTCTGGATGGAAAAAGGTTGTTACAGTGGTTTTGATTGATTCCAACGACTGTTGGATTGGAGATATTGACATTGACCTTGAGACTGGCGTTGATTATCTAAAAACGGTTGGAACTGGTGATTCTGTTGGCGTTGGAGACAGAATCTATAAAGGCGGTACCGGTACTGGTTACAGAGAGGCTTTGAAGCGTGGGGCCCTCGGGCATGGCGGGGACGCTGGTTTCTGCTGCTCGTCTCTCTGGGACGAGGTCTCTTGGGCGCTTTGGAACTGCGCCTTCTGCGTTTAGTTCCTACCACCTTTCAGGGGTGAATTTTTTCGTAGAAAAAAGAGGGGCTCTTCCCCTTAATTAAGTTGAAGAGAAAATATAGGACTTGTCGTGCTGGCGTGGGAACCTCAGGAATGGCGGGGACGCTGGTTTCTGCTACTCGAATCTCAGGAACGAGGTCTCTAGGACGAATTGGAACTACGCCTTCTGAATTTTATTATGCAAACATTATGCACCGCTGGGTGCTTGCACGGCATTTCGCAACAATAAGTTGTACCGTAAGGTCTTAAATAAGTAACAAGAAAGGGAGCTGGTGCCACGGCAGTGGTACTGGCAGTCTATACGAATTGGTATAGACTGGGGCTAGTAGAAAAAACCGAAAGTCCCTCGGAACTAAAATGAAACGATACTGCAAGAACATTGATATAACAAGCAGAGAATTAATCTCAGAAGCAACATGGAGCTGTATAAGTAATAAAATTACACGTAGCGACACAATTCACATGTTCATGGAATACACAGGACTTCCGTATCAGTTTTTGATGGATATAGCTCAAGAGAGCCGATATATGCTAGACAGTATTGTGGAAACTGTCATAGATGGTATCCGACAAGAAATCCTGGAACAGAAGTATATTGTGAAGAAAATCCGTTACAGAATCAAGAAAGATTCTTGTACCGGAAAGCTACGAAATATCGGAATTCAAGATATTAAACAGCAAATCTACGATTATATCGCAGTATACGGCTTGAAAGAATTGTTTGAAAAGAAATTCGGCTTTTATCAATGCGGAGCAGTTAAACGTAAAGGTAATGAATTTGGAGCTGGAGCTATCAAGAAGTGGTTAGCAGATAAAAATATTCGTTGGGCATGGCAAGCAGACGTTCGGCATTATTATGAAAATATAAATAAAAATGTTCTGAAAAAGATGTTGAAACGTGATGTGAAGAATGACAGGCTTATTCATTTGGTGTTCTTCTTGATTGATACATTCGAGTATGGGCTTTCTATAGGTTCATATTTGAGCCAGTTCTTAGCGAATTACTATCTGAGCAAGGCTTATATCTACGCAAGCCAACAGTTCAAGATTCGCAAGAGGAAAGACGGAACAGTCAAGAAAGTAAGGCTTGTAAGCCATGTGCTATTTCAGATGGATGATATCATTTTCTTCGGTCACAGCAAGAAAGATATGAAAATGCTAGTGAAAAGATTTAACGAATATATCAGCAAAGAGTTAAGCCTTGAATTAAAGGAGACAGCTCATTTTATCGACTTGCAAACAGAATATGTAGATATTCTTGGACGGAAGATATCAAGAAAGAATCTGACAATACGTTCATCAACATTCTTGAAAGCAAGAAGAACTTATAAGAAAGCCTATTCCTATGTCTGTCACGGAAAAGAGATTCCTCTGAAACTTGCAAGGAGCTGTGTGGCAAGATACGGAGCAATTAAACACACGGATAGTAAGAGATTCCAAAGGCGATACCATGTTGAACTTATAAATAAGATGGCTAAGAAAGTAATCGCACGAGCCACGAAAGGAGAACAACGTGAATACAATGAGATTTTCGGAGAAACAGGAGAAAGTAAGCATCTATGAGCTTGAGAACGGAGCAAGAGATGCGGTTATCCTAACAAATGAAAGAGAAGTTACAAAGACAGAACCGCTGGAAGATGGCAAAAAAAAAGATACTACGGAATATGAGTATGATGGAAACATCTTCCGCACTCACTCACTGACAGCTGAACAGATCAAAGCTGATCCTGAGAGTTATCTGGACTACGAGGGAGATGAAGCTCCTACAGACGCAATGGTTGAGTATGCAAACCTTAAAATTGACGAGTACACAGCACAGTTAATGGAAGAAGGACTTATTTAAGAAAGGCGGTATAAGCAATGAGAATTTTAGTGGAGAGTCTGAAAAGACTGTACAAGAATGACAGAGTTACAAAGACACAGCTTCAGAAGAGAGTAGAAAAAGGCGTCATCTCAATTGATGAATATAACTACATTGTCGGAGAGAATGCATTGTAATTGATGAGAAACAAATATATGGAAATCAGATCAAGACCGAAAGGTCTTATTTTTATACTCAAAACAATAATGAAACAGAAGGGAGAATATCATGACAGAACAGACAGTAAAAGAAATCATTAAGAGTTTCGCCTACGGACTTTCAGCGAAAGAAATCTCAGATAATGAAGGAACATCGTTGGAAACAATGCAGAAGTTTGCGGGAGAACACGCAGCGGAGATCGAGCAGAAAAAAGCAGAACTGAAAGAAGGTGGATGGCATGAGTAAACTTATCATTGATGTTAGCTATCATAACGGAGTCATTAACTGGGAAAGAGTCAAAGCGTCTGGTTGTGCCGGAGCTATCCTTAGATGTGGTTACGGAGACAATATCGCATCACAGGATGATAAGCAGTGGGTGAGAAACCTTGCTGAATGTGAAAGACTTGGAATTCCGGTAGGAGTCTATCTGTATAGTTATGCGACTTGTGACAGACAGGCACAGAGCGAGCTTGCTCATATCTTAAGATTGATTAAAGGTCACACCTTCCAGTTACCTATTTTCCTTGATGTTGAGGAACCAGGCACACAGGGATACGCACCTAAAGCGTGTGAGATTGTCTGTGAAGGACTCAAAGCGAATGGCTATACTCCGGGAATCTACGCTTCACTGAGTTGGTTCAACAACCACCTTGGCAGTGTTCGTGGAAAGTACGTAGAGTGGATGGCAAGATACAAGAATCTTCCGGAAGATACATACAAAGGTCAGTATGCTATCTGGCAGTATGCTTCTGATGGACAGGTAGATGGAGTCAGTGGAAGAGTAGATGTCAACCATTGCTACATGGAGTTCGGTGGAAGTGTTCAGCCTGTCACGCCTTCTGTTAAGCCGGCACCGGCTACAAAGAAAGATTTAGGACAGGTCGATATCACATATCAGGCTTATACAACTAAGTGGTGGCCGGCAGTAACGAACAAAGCGGATTGGGCTGGAAAAGGTGACGATGTGCCAATCAAGTGGCTTGCCATTAAAGTAAGCAAAGGAAGTATTCGCTGTCGAGTATACACAAGAAAGAATGGTTGGTTGCCATATCTCACATTCGGCAACAGCTATAACCTGAATGACAAGGTAAATGGAATCCTCGGAGACGGTTCGGAGATTCTTGCGGTAGAGCTGTACTACATTACACCGGATGGATATAAGTACAAGATGGTTCACTACAGAGTTTCTGTACAGAATAACAAGAACTTCTACGCAGATCAGGTCGATACACTGAAAGCAAGTGGCATGGACGGATACGCCGGAGACAAATACAGATTCATTGACAAGTTCCAGGCTTGGATTGAGTAAGACTGCAACTGTTCTAAAAAGCAAAAATCCCGGGTGAAATTCCCGGGTTCTTTTTATTTCTTTTTATTGTTATTCTTTCTTGTTTGACCAGTCATTGTGTAACCGTTCTTACTTTCGCATGCGGCTTCACGACCTCTTTGCAAAGCAATATTCAAAGAAGCAAGGTCAGGCATTATATTATCTTCATTGGCAAGCTCACCTCTTGCTTTTTCCATAAGGAAGTTGTCGTAAACAGCTTGACAGATATTAACTCTCGACCGCATAGAGCAGTGATTGTTAGCTGTCAGCATATTCAACTGCTCGTGCCATGAAGAGCCAGTATCTCCGAACATACAGTAAGCCATTTGACGAATATCTCGCTCAGTGTAGTTTGCGTTTATGTAAGCATGAATACAGTCAACCATCTTTTCGATTTCTGTATCTTTTTCAATAGTTAAGAATTTGTCCGGGTATCGGTAGCTGAGAATGTACTTTTCCATGTTTAATCCTAGCACCGAAAACCATTTCTCAAGTGTTCTGTAACCTGGCTCACCTATTCCAGACTCCCAGTTCTGAATTGTAGTGACTGACTTTCCGAGAGCTTGAGCCATTTGCTTTCTTGTTTTTCCGGCATCTGTTCTTGATTTTGCAAGCATGTTGCCAAAATTCTGTGCTCTTTCAATCTCAGATGACATAAAAAATTTTACCTCCTTTTTGCCATTTCGCAACCAAAAAATTGTGTGTCCAATCCCAAAAAATAAAGACATAATATTTTACGTCTATTTTTCACGGATGCGAATAAAAAATTTAATGCATAATTATAAAAATTTTAGTAAGTACTTTTCCCCCCGTTTCCGCTATAATAAAAACAAATTTTAAAAACGGAGGGCAAACACATGAAAGAATTTTTAAACACTATTGCATACTTATTATCTGTGAGACCGATTATTGGTGAAACTGAGTACATGAGACAGTTGTCCTCATATGTTGGAACGATTGTCCCGGAGTCAAAGTCAGACCAATTTGACCGATTTCCTCTTGCATCTTACACCAGTGCTGACAATCTTGCAAGTGATATCTTCAAATTTATTGATGATTAATTCTTAATAATCGTTATTCGTTTCTCTTATAGATGGGTCAGGGGTGATTTGTATGGATGAGAAAGAGAGACTGAGATTGCAACTAATAGAAATGATCGTTAAAATAGAAAGCGCAGGCACAATAGAGTACCTGCACACATTCGTTAAACTTTTTTTAGAAGAGTGGGGTTAGTCCTCGCTCTTTTTATGCGATAGCATATAATTTATTAAATTCATAATTATTTCTTGTTCCTCTTTATTCAATAAAGAGAATTTGTTATAAAATCCAAAATCTTCTTCAGCGATTTCTTTTGAAACCTTAGCTTTACCTTCTGTTTCATCACCATCAAATCCCATTAGCCATGATTCGGTTACTCCAAGAGCCATTGATAATACCATAATTTTATCTTGACTCGGCTCAACTTTTCCGGAAACATATTGGCTTATATTAGACTTGTTCATTTTTACGTTATATTTTTCGCAAAATGGCAATGTTTTATTCAGTATATCAATTTGCTTTAAATTTTGTTTTTCCATTATTTCTTTTAATCTAATAGAAGAACTGCTTATTTTCATTTGTAACACCTCCTTTCCGATAAATAATATAACACTATTTGAATAAAAGTTCAATACGTAAAACTAAAAAGTTAAAAAAGTTGAACAAAAGTATTGACATACTGGAATTGCAATGATATGATTTAAGAAGTTCAAGATATTGAACTAGAAAGGAGATAAAAAGATGTCATTTGATTACAGCAAACTAAGAGGAAAAATCGTAGAAAAATACGGAAGTCAGACTGAGTTCGCAAAGGCTATGCAGTGCTCAGAGCGCACATTATCGCTGAAACTAAACGGAAATGTCATGTGGAGACAGGATGAGATTTGCAGAGCTATTGAAGCTTTGAATTTATCAGAAAGCGATATTCATGACTATTTTTTTACGATTAAAGTTCAAGATTCTGAACTTTAAAGAAAGGAGAAAAAATGGTTAAGTCAAAGGGTTATTCAAATGAAGAAGAGGTGAAGACGCTGAGAGATTGCGTAGAATTTTATGCACTTTCCATTTGCGAAGACATGGAAAAAGGAGAGGGAATTGAAAGAACATTACAGAGATGCAAAATTCTCAATTCCCTTGTTGGAGCATTAGCGACTATCGGTAGTTAGAAAGATTGAATGGGTTCTTAGCTACATCGACAGAGTTTTCTCCGGTAGGAAGTTCTTTGATGATTTCAGAGTAGTATTGGTCGTACATTTCCTTGAACTCATCGAAAGAACCAGTAAATCCGCAACACTTAGCTGTTGCATAGGAAGAAGCAAGTTGATTATTATCCATTTCAATTTCACCTCCTTGTGTCAATTTAAGTAGATTATAACACAGAAAAATATATTTAGAAAGGCGATACAAGATGAACGAAATTAAATTATTTACAAATAAAGAATTTGGTGAAATCAGAACAATGAATATTGATGAAGAACCGTGGTTCGTTGGAAAAGATGTGGCAGAAGCACTTGGATATTCCAACGCAAGTAAAGCTGTTTCGACTCATGTTGGAGAAGAAGATAGGATTTTAAAAGTCCTTGAAGCAGATTTCCAAAATGGGAATGTGGTAAAAACGCAGACAGCACTTATCAATGAATCCGGCTTATACGCATTAATCTTTGGGAGTAAGTTGGAATCCGCTAAGAGATTCAAGCACTGGGTAACATCAGAAGTACTTCCGGCAATCAGAAAGACTGGTTCTTATCAGAAACCAATTAGTCCAGTAGAAATGATGCGTATTCAGTTAGGTATGATTGACGACCATGAGGGACGTATCACAGACCTCAAACAGAATATGACGATTGATTACGGACAGCAGATGTCACTTGGAGATATCGTCAACAGGGTTGTGGTTGATTCTCTTGGCGGTAAAGATAGCAACGCATATCACGAAATTGGAAGAAAAGTATTTGCGGAATGCAACAGGGATTTGAAGCATTACTTCAATATAAATGCCCGTAATAATGTTCCGAAGAAGAAATTCGATGAAGCTGTTGACTATGTGAAGAACTGGCAACCATGCACAAACACAAGGATTATGATTCAGGACTGCAATGCACAGTTGAGTATGTAGGAGGTGCAACACAATGATAAACAAACTTAATCATGAGAAAGTAAATGGAGATTCCGAAGAACTTCACGCACTGAAAGGGTTCAAGGTCTTAGCTGTTGGCAACGGAACAATCGGAGAAGAGTGTGCGTTGAGTATCATGCTGATGAACGAGAACAACGTTGCTGTTGATTTAAGTATCACAGAAGACGGAGCGTACCTCAGCGATTTCTACGCACTGACAGAGGACATGATTCCTCGTAACTAAGAGGATAAATAAATGTTAGATGTAATTGATATCAAAAGGAAGAAGCTTGAATTAATTGATATCCGAAGAGAACTCCCAGCTATGGAAGAAGATGAATCTGACGATGACCTGACACCATTTCTTGTAGGAGTTATATCATTAGCAATCCCACTGCTTATGACAGCGGTATGGGCGATATGAGGATATTAAAAAGAGTGCCATAACAAAGGCGGCAACCTTCTGACACTCGGCTATAAAACCAACTTAATAATAGCATAGGAGGAGAAATGAAACAACCAAAGAAACTTTCATTGTGGCAAAAGAAGTGTGTAGCAGCACATTATCTGAACGCTAAAGACTGGATGCTTCTTGAAGAGACAGAATTTTATTTGAAGATTATTAACAAGTACACGAACAAGACGAAGAGCATTGATAAATTTAGGAGATGAACCATGAAAACAAGAGGACTTACCAAAGAAGAATCAGAGATCGTGTCTGCTGCTGGATTAAAACCGGAAGAATGGGAGTGTGCATTAGAAGATTTTGCATACTTACATATAATAAGGAAGAATTGCAAAAACAGAGCAATTATCGACAAAGAGAAGGGAGCGCTTATCCGATTTGTATAAATGTGATGATAACTTTGAACCAGAAGAACCTGATGTAGAATGCACTTGTTGTGGATGCAAAATTGATGACGGAGATTACATGTACTGCATATCAGGAGAAATATTATGTGAGGATTGTTTAAACGATCAGTATAGGAGGATTGTATGAACGAGATTGTAAAAGTAACTATTCCAGTAAATGCACTTATGGAGTTGTTGAGAAGAGAAGCAGAATTGGAATCAATAAAAAAACATCTTGAAATTGAAATGGCAGCAGACACAACAAAATATATTGATAAAAGCGTAGTTGAGAGAATCTGTTCTTTGAAAGAAACTGATGCTTGGAAAGACAAGGAGGTTGTATTCTGATGGCTGGTGTATCAATCCCACAAAGCGAATATAGAGCGTATCCGGCAATCAGTAAATCAGACTTGTTCAAGATTACAAAGTCTCCACTTCATTTTAAATGGTCAATGGAGAACAAGGAAGACAAAACAGCAGCACTCATATTCGGAAGTGCGTGCCACAAGTATATTCTTGAGCGTGATGATTTTGACAGTGAATTCGCTGTTGCTTTGAACGTGGACAGGAGAACTAAAGCAGGAAAAGAAGAATATGCGAAGTGGTTGGAAGAAAACAAGTGGAAAGACGTAGTTTCTTCTGATGATATGGAGAAAATCAAAGCCATGGCAGAAGTAGTTGATTCTAATAAGTTTGCAAAGAGACTTCTTTCCGGTGAACATGAAAAGTCATTTTTCTGGACTGATGAACAGACAGGAGAAGAGTGCAAGTGCAGACCGGATGATATTACCATTATTGGAAATCAGCACATCCTTGTTGACTATAAAACCACGGACAACGCAGAAACAGAAGCTTTCAGAGCGTCGGCTATCAAATATGGATATGATCTGCAAGCCGGAATGTACTGCGAGGGTTACAAGGCGAATACCGGGGAAGATGCGATATTCATTTTCGTGGCACAGGAAAAGAAACCGCCGTATGCGATCAACATTCTTCAAGCTGATGAATACATGATGATTGAGGGAAAGAACTTGTTCCACGATTTAATGGAAATATACCATAACTGCAAGGTTACTGACAACTGGTATGGATACATGGGCGAAACCGGGGACGTACAGAGTCTTGGATTGCCAAAATGGTTACAGAAAGAATTTGAATAGGAGGATAAACAACTATGTCAAACAATGAAGTAAAAGAGTATCAGGTAGGAACACCTACAATTCCACTGGCTGATACATCAAAAATAAATCAGGGAACCGTTGCTATTGAGTCAAGCAGAGCCATGGTAGAAGCACAGGGAAAGCTTCTGTTGGCGAAACAGTTTCCTAGAAACTACACACAGTCTTACACCAAGGCGATTGAAGCGTGTCAGCGGAAAGGATTTGCAGAAAGTGCATTCTATTCTTATCCAAGAGGAAAAGATACTGTGACAGGAGTTACGATCAGATTTGCTGAGGAGCTTGCTCGCTGCTACGGAAACATGGACTACGGTATTAAAGAGCTTTCACACGAAGATGGACGTTCGGAAATGCAGGCCTACGCTTGGGATTTGGAGACGAACACTATTTCCAGTCAGAACTTTACTGTTGAGCATATCAGGGAGACTAGCTATGGGAATAGAAAACTCACATCTCAGCGTGACATCTATGAGAAGACCGCCAATGATGGTGCAAGAAGACTCAGAAGCCGTATCCTTGCGATTTTGCCACCTGACCTTATCGAAAACTGTATCAATGAGTGCAAGAAGACTCTCAGGGGAGAAGAGAGCTTGCCACTGTCTGACAGAGTAAGAACACTGGTTGCGTACTTCTCTAAGAAAGGCGTGACACAGGAAATGATTGAGAAACGTCTGAACCACAAGGTTGAAACAATGACTTCTGATGAACTTGTTGAATATACCGGAATCTATAACGGTCTGATTCACAAAGAAACAACAGTCTCAGATTGGTTCGAGCAACCGAAGACAGCAAGTCAGATTTCAGAGCTGATGAAAGAGGAAGAAGAGAACGAGAAAAAGGGTGATAAGTAATGGAATATCATGTAACTGTTAAAGGGTTTAAAAGCGGATTGAATGAGCTTTTAGGTGGAAGAATGTATGACCACCGGACAAAGAAGTATCGTAATCCGGAAAAGAGTAGAAATGATGCAATCTGCGCTAAGTACATCAAACTGAGCAAGGATTTACGTGGCGTAAAGATTGAAAGACCTGTAATTATTCATTATTCGTTTTATTGTGAAAACAAGATGCACGACAGGATGAATGTTGCTTCTGCTTTTATTAAGTCTTTTGAAGATGCGATGCAAAAATGTAGAATTATCAGAAATGATGGTTGGGACGATGTACTCACTCCAACACTATCATTTGATATTGACAAGCAGAAACCGAGAGTAGAAGTGACAATTGAAGAGGTAGAAGAATGAACAATGTAAGTTTAGTTGGAAGACTTGTCCGTGATCCAGAAGTGAGATATGGACAAAATGAAAGTGTTTCAGTAGCAAAGTTTTCACTGGCAGTTGAAAGAAAATGGAAGAGAGACGGTGAGCCTACAGTTGATTTTATTAATTGCACAGTGTTTGGGAAATCAGCAGAATTCACAGAGAAATATTTCAGAAAAGGAATGAGAGTTGCGATTACTGGAAGAATTCAGACTGGCAGTTACAAGAACAAAGATGGACAGACTGTTTTTACGACAGAGATTATCGTAGAGTCACAGGAAATCGCCCAGAGTAAATCAGAAAGTAATGAAAGTTCCACTGCTATCAATGCAGAAGCAGGAAAATCACCATACGGTTCTAGCGGAGACGATTTTATGTCTATTCCTGAAGGCGCTGAAGATGAACTCCCGTTTTCATAAGCCGAAAAAGTGTTGCCATCCAGATTGTTTTAATTGTCCGTATGCCGATTGTATATGGGACGAACTTACGTCAAGCGATATGTCAGAGACTAATAATCGAGACTATCAATTTTACGAAGAGTCAACAGGTGAAAAGTATCATAAAGGTACGGACAATGAATACAGAGCAGAGAGAGAAAAGCTGTACAGGAAAGAGCATCCGGTCAAAAGAGATCGTTCTGAATACAATAAGCAATATTATCTGAAGAATAAGGAAAGGATTAAAAAGAATCGTTCCAGTTCTTATGACACTGATTGCAATACGAAAAAATGTAAAAAGTGGAGAAAATCTCACATGGAACACAAGAAAGAATATGAAAGAAAGAGATATTTAAAAAGAAAGGCAGAATTAAAGCCAGAGGGAGTTTGATTTGGGAGAGAGAAGAATGTTTACGAAAAGAATCACAGAATCAGATGAATTTTTGGGAATGCCTAGCAGCTCTCAGATGCTTTACTTCCATCTTTCGATGAATGCTGACGATGATGGATTTGTAAGCAATCCACGGAAGATTCAGAGAATGTGCGGTGCTTCAAATGATGATTATGACTTGTTAATTATGAAGAGATTCATTCTGACGTTTGAAAGTGGTGTTATTGTAATCAAGCATTGGAGAATGCATAACTACATTCAATCTGACCGATATAAGCCAACCGACTGCATCGATGAAAAGAAGATGCTTGGGTTGAAAAAGAACAAGGCTTACACTCTTGATGAATCTCAGATGGATAAGAGATGCATCCCGGCAACTGACAAGATTACATCTGATAGAGAAATCGCACAAATTGAGTCAATCAAAGAAATCATATCGTACTTGAATATGAGAACCGGAGCAAGATACAGATATCAAACTCAAAGCACTCAGAAGCATATTAGAGCAAGGCTGAATGAACATTTTACTGTTGATGATTTCAAGGCAGTGATTGACAAGAAATACGCTGAGTGGAACGGGACAAACATGAGCAAGTTTTTGAGACCAGAGACATTGTTCGGGACTAAATTTGAGAGTTACTTAAATCAGAGTGTATCTACTGCAAATTCTGCCAATGGTAAGATTTCTGAATGGAGTGAGTTACGGACATGACAAAAAATGAAACAATTCAAATCATAATGATGATTCAAGCAACGTATCCTCAATGGGATGTGCAAGATAAGCAATACACCGTCAATATGTGGCAGAAGATATTCGAAGAAGAAGAATACCGTGTCGTTGAGCAAGCTTTAATGGCTTACATCAGATCAGACACAAAAGGCTTTGCACCAGTCCCAGGACAATTAATGGAGAAGATTCAGTTCATTACTCAACCAAAACAGATGAACGAAGTAGAAGCGTGGTCGCTTGTCAGCAAAGCACTCAAAAGATGTGGGTATTATGCTGATGAAGAATTTGAGAAACTTCCGAAGCTTGTTCAGAAAGCAGTTGGCAGCCCTAGTCAGTTAAGAACATGGGCAATAGACAAAAATTACAATGAACAGGTAGCTAGTTCAAACTTCATGCGATCTTACCGAGAAGAAGTGAGAAACGAAACACTGTTCGGTAAGATGAGTTTAGTTATCAGAAATGCAATTACAGATAACAGAAATGTTGGAATGATTGAAGAGAAAGGATAGAGAATATGAGTGAAGCTATTAAATCATACAAAGGATTCAACAAAGACATGACTTGCAGAGGTTTTCAGTATGATGAAGGTAAAGAATATGAAGAAAGCAATGCATTAGTTTGTGAAAATGGATTCCATGCTTGTGAATATCCGTTGGATTGTCTTGGTTATTACAGTCCTTCGGAAAGTGTATATCATGAAGTTGAACAGAGTGGAAAGCTTTCGAAAGAATCAGGCGATACCAAAGTTGCATCAACAAAAATTAAAATTGGTGCAAAACTTAGTATTGCAGGATTAGTAGAAGCAGCTATTGAATATACAAAAGAAAGAGTAAAACCAGAAGCGGATTCTGATGATTACAAAGGAGCATCCTCAGCGACAGGAAACTGTGGAGCATCCTCAGCGACAGGAAACTGTGGAGCATCCTCAGCGACAGGAGACTACG